CTCATCACGAGATATTCCTGGGTTATCATAGATGGACGCTCCAAAGACATTTGCATGCTTGAGGGTGCCGTCTTTGAACGGCTGGATTATCTTGGAGAACACCCAGGAGGTTGTTGTCGAGATGCCCTCCGGTGGGAGGATCGTCGCGGTACAAAAGAAAAGCAAGGGCCTGGCCCCAACCCGGATTACCGCCTCTTCATAGATTTCCCACGGATGCTCCTCATCCATGTGGAACCAGTCTTTTTCAGAGCCTTGATACTTCCGCCGGCCGCTGTCAGCGCTCTTGAAGCCGACTATAGAACCGTTCTTCAGCTTCAAAATCTGGTCGTCGACCCTCCACTGCTCGATTTCTCGATCAGGAATAAAGGGTGCGTGTACCTGTCCCGGAGGGACGAAGCCGTTGTTGAAGTACTTGGGTTGGATGACATCCCTTGATGTTGGAAAGTCGAGGGCTGATACCCAGCCAGATGTTGCCCTGGGTCCCTCCTGAACCCCTGGTGCTCCAAATCTGGCCAGATGGGCTCCCAGATAAGCTCCTGCATCACTCTTCCCCGATCGGTTGGCGGCTATAAACCAGTTCTCCTTCGCTCTCATCTGAAGGACGCTGTTGACGAAGGCTCTTTGTTTTTCGTGCAGGGGATAGGTCATCAGGGGGTCTGCCCCTCTGCGAGCAGCCAGTTCCTCTGCTACTGCTAGCAACTGCTCCTTCTCAAAGCGGTTCATCGGAAGACCCATCCCATGAACTCGTATAGACCTAGTGCAATGACCAGGACTATACTGATTAGGATGATGCCAGCGGTGATATCTCGGACCACGGTGCCTCCATGTGGCAGACTTGACACGCCCAAACTAAATTTTTTGTCCCATTTTCTGGGCCTTTCTGACGAATGTGTTTGGAAGGACACACCGTCCGTCATATAATGGTCGCCCAGCCGCCACAATCCAGCCATTTCATCTCCGGGAGTGTACCATGCCCTCATCGAATGGCCCACAGACCGCTTCTTCGCTAGCCATCTTCCAGCAGAAGTACGCCCAGAAGGGTGAGACCTATAGGGATGTATGCAATCGGGTCTCTTCTGGATTGGCTGACAACGACGGTCACTATAGGGCCTTTCGGTCGATCATGCTGGAAGGGCGCTTCTCGCCTGGGGGCCGTATCCTATCTAGCTTGGGGACGACTAAGAAAGTTACACCCTATAACTGCTTCGTATCAGGGGTTATTGAGGATAAGCTGAGAGGTCCAGACTCCATTATGGACCGCTTAGACCAGGCCGTCGAGACTATGCGCAGAGGAGGCGGCATTGGTTACGATTTTAGCACTCTTCGCCCGCGTGGCAGCCTGGTCCGCAGTTTGGATAGTCATTCTACTGGGCCTGTGGCTTTTATGGCTATATTTAACGCTGCCGGAGCCACCATCGCCAGCACTGGAGAACGTCGCGGAGCACAGATGGGCATTCTTAGAGTTGATCACCCTGATATTGAAGAGTTCATCCATGCCAAGCAGAACACCAACCAGCTCAACAGATTTAATCTAAGTATTGCTGTTACTGATGCCTTTATGGCGGCGGTTGAGAGGGGGGAAGACTTTCCCCTGCAATTCGAGGGCCGCACTTTTCGGCATGTAGATGCTAGGGCCCTCTGGGAGACCATCATGAGGAGTACCTGGGACTGGGGAGAACCAGGGGTGATCTTCATAGATACCATCAACAGGATGAACAACCTCAGCTACTGCGAAACTATAGGAGCAACCAACCCATGTTCAGAACAGCCCCTCCCACCGTTTGGAGCTTGTTTGCTGGGCTCCTTCAATTTGGTGAAATACTTGAGGCCGAAGGCAGGTCCTGTGGGGCTCAGCATTGTAGGAGGAGGCAAGTATACTCTAGAATTGGACCGGCTTGCGGAGGACGTTGGCCCTGTTGTAAGAGCAATGGACAATGTTGTAGATGTTGCGGCTTATCCTCTCCCAGAACAGAGGCAGATGGCGATCAGGACAAGGCGGATGGGTCTAGGTGTAATGGGGCTGGCCAATGCGGTAGAGGCGTGCGGCTATCCCTACGGGACGACGGAATTTATCGACCAGACAGATAGGGTTATGACAGTTTTGAAGAATGAGGCCTATCATCATAGCGCTATGCTGGCAAAGGAGAAGGGGCGATTTCCTAGTTATCAACACGAACCCTATATGGCTCGACCCTTTATAAGGGGATTATCTATTAAAGTACAGGACGCGATCAATCAACATGGTCTCCGAAACAGTCATCTGACCAGCATCGCCCCTACTGGCACCATCTCTATGTGCATGGACAACATCTCTTCTGGCATAGAACCGACATTCTCGACTAAGAGCCAGCGGATTGTTGAGATGACGGAAGGGCCTGAGACTCACACTATCTACGATTATGGCTTCCGCAACCTGGGAATTGTCCCGAAGACAGCTCTCGAGGTCACTGCTGAGGATCATATCGCCGTTCTAACAGCAGTTCAAAAGCATGTCGACAGTGCCGTCTCTAAGACATGCAACGTTCCATCTGATATGCCTTGGCCCGACTTTAAGGAGCTCTACATGCAAGCATGGAGGAGAGGAGCCAAGGGATGTGCGACGTTCCAGGATGGCGGAAAACGAGCTGGTTTGTTGCAGCCGATGGAGTGCGCATCTGGGGTGTGCTCCGCATGACACACACCTGGGTAAAATACGTGCCGCACGCCCAAGTCGATGACCACCGGAGGGCAGGCTGGTATCGTCTGGACGGACTAGATGGAATGCACCATGGGGTCTACTGCGCGTTGATGGAGTGGAGAGGGGGAGGGGAACCTCTTGTCCCCCTCAGAAGGGAACACAACTATGCTGAAGATCATGACATCGGCTATAATGGCAGTTTCGCTGTTGGCATGCACAAGCTGCCACGGAAGGGCAGATGGTCTTCCAGACAGGAGAATGTCGAAGTTCGACCCAATCAACACCACCTTTCAGGCTACCGCCTATGGCTACGCCGGGCTGCTGGCTGGCTGGGGGCGGGCCGATCTGGAGGGTGACTTCTTAGATGCTCGAGACAGCGGGTTTGTCTGGGGCGGCTTTGCTGGATATATGGTCAGGCCGAACCAGACATTTGCCTTCGGCGTCGAAGTCGACTATGTCAGGACACATTTCAGTGAAGTGGCCGTCGCTCCTTCTTTCTTTGAGTCCCTAAGCAGTGACTGGAATGCCAGCGGCCGGCTACGCGTTGGTATCTTTCCAGTACAGACCATAGCGGCGATGGTCTACGTCACTGGAGGAGCGGCCTTGTCTGACAGAGCAGACGGAATGGGCGGTGTCTATGGAGCCGGCGTCGAGATGGACATGACGAAGAATACGGCTCTACGGTTGGAAGTGCTGCAATACCGCTTCAGCGGGGAGGCGGGAGATCAGACAATCGGCCGTCTTGGCATTGCCTTCAAGTTTCAATGATATAGGTGGGGTGCTGGCTTAACCAGCAATTGTCGCTGAACCAGCACCCCGGCTATCTCCTCGTTGTCATCGGTCATTTCACCTGATGCCTGCCGCGGGTTCTTCCCTGTCAGAGACTGTCCCCTTGCCTGGTTATCAGCCAGGACCTTTGTGGTGATCCAACCCGGAGGGTGGGGGACGCCGCGTTGGGACTTTCATCGCCGGCTGGTATATAGTCAAGGCGATGGATCACAAGATAGCATGGATCATCGCTAGACAGCAGGAGGTAGCAGATGCTGCCAGCCTCGAACTGTGGGGGGCTCTATGCTTCCTCGCAGGGGCCTGTGTTTTGCTGGCTCTGGTGATGTGGTGGTTTGACAGCTATGGAGATCGAAGAAGATGATCAATCCCGCCCTCAATGCAGCTATCCTGACCTCTATCAACACCTTGCAGGCAGCTGGCCTGGTCAACAGTCCCTGTGTCAAGTGGGCCCTTATCGGAGGGATACAGCTGGCCAACGCGACCTGTGCCGCTGCGACATATGAAGAGATCGACGCTGAGTTGAACCATATCATCCAGGAGAGGCCGGTGGCTGCTGGGGTCCAGCAGACACCTAGACCAGGCTACCTGCAGGCAGACCTCCATGCCCTGAGCTAATCGGGAGCGTAGCGACCGATGGAACTAAAACCGACTGGAAGTAAGGTCCAGATCAAGCCCTGGGACAACCCGGAGGAGAAACCTCCGAAGCCCCTGGAGTCGATTGGAGCGGGAGGGGCCAATCCCTGGGCCATGCTGGCCAGACACGACAAGATGGGGGCTCCCAAGGGGAAGCGTCGCCGCTGGGCAGCGGATACCCTGGGGGCTACTCCCCCAAGGGATGGCCCCTGGGCTCAATCTGCAGCCAGCGTGGCCAACCTGCTGCCGCCCAAAACAAGAACGGCCAGACAGGGCGAACCTGCCTGGCCTTCTGGTCTCCCCAAGGGTAGAAATCGTTAGGGGCTGGGAACCGGAGGTTCCACCTTGGCGGCGGGGGTGTTCGTCAGAACGGCAGCTGCGAGCTTCTCCTTATTGGCAGTCAGCTCGGCAGTGAGGGCCTTGATGGCGGCAGTGTCGCCGTTGTTGACTGCGTCGTTGAGTCGGGCGCTGATATCCGTCAGTAAAGCGACAACGGAGTCGCCGACAGTCGTCTCAGCTGCGACTGCCGCCTTAAGTTCGTCCATTTCCTGTGACATGCGATGCTCCATTTGCAGCAGAAGATTGATCTTGCGCTCAATCCGGCTGAGTTGACCGGGGATGTCTATCCATCGTCCCATTTTGGCAGCCTCGCATGGCCAGGGGGCCATGTCAATAGCCGGGTTGGACCGCAGAATGGTGCAGTGCAACCAACAGCAATCATCTACAAATGACTGGTGGTATATGCGCTGGCGCCAGTGTCCATGGCCTACTGATTCGCCCTACGAACATCCCACCCTACGGCCCCCCTCCTAAGAGTGACATTTTTACTACGCTGTTTTGGGGTGACAGTGTTGCCTTGAGCAGTGTTTATTGCCTCCGTTAGTGTCAATTACGCCCCTATGGTAGGCATGACACACCGAGACAGATGGGGAACACACGCAGAAATGGCCCCGTTCAAGGGGCCACTTCCATCGAGGGCTTTTTAGGGCACTGTTACTCGGTTGCAACGAACGAGGCCAAGGCCTCCCTAACGTCATCCTCAGTGGCGCCGGACTTCCGGGCGAGTAGCCGGATTGCAGCAGTGACGCTGTCGACACTGTTACGTGGCGCCTGAACCACGTCTGCTAGCACGTCCACTGTGGCCAACGTGTTGGGGTCCAGCATTTCGGCTTCGCCTACATCACGAAGTCGTGACTGGATCTTCACCTTAGCACCGTACATCGCGAGGAGATACAGTTGCTCCTCGGTCACACCACTGAAGTCGAATAGACACTTCTTTTCGAAGCGCGGCTTGCCCTCGGCGCGGCGGATGGCGAAGACAGCGTTCACCTTCTTATCGCCGAGGTACTGGGTCACCGCCGAAAAGTTTTCACCTGCCGGGATCTCACGAAGACGAGGTGTCGTCTCGGCAACTGGTGTCTCATTGGCAACAGTGGCTTGGTCGATATTAGACATTGTATTGTCCACCCTTGCGGATGGTCCCTTGTCGACCAGATGGGCGGGATGCCCGTCTGACCAGACCAATATGCGCTATGATTGTGGCATTTTGATGGCAGCTAGTGCGAATTCTCAATCAACTTAATGTGATCGAATTAGACGCTGTATATTGGCCAAGTGGCCGATATCATCTCAGATTTTTATTCTATTAATATAAGCATTCCGCTGACGCTTTTAAGATTTCAAATCAGATCATTTTATTTCATCTTATTCTTCAATCACCTCAGCAGTTTCGTCTATTATCTGAGGCATTCCCAGTTCACCAGTTAGTTGTTTCAGCCTATCCTCCAGCTGACTGTCACTGAGAGTACGTATGTTGACATGGACATCTACTGAGACCTCCCTCTTCTCAGTAAAGCCGCCTATCTGCGCCAGCTGCCTAATTGCGCCTGCATATCTATCTGGATATTTAGAGGCAAACCGCTTAATGTCTTCTGGGTCTGGAGAGCACTCCAGCCACTCAGCCAACAGATCGAGGAAAGGCCTCCTATCATACAGGCTCAACTGGGCCCTGAGTTGGTCCCCGTTCCATCTTGGTTTGTGCCTTAAGCTGTGCTTTAAGTGCCCGTCTTTGGCCGGTGGTCTCGCCATTGTTGGTCCTATTCTCGTATTGTGTCTGACTGGCCAGCATAATCCACTGATCGATACTGGTCATAGTGGTCATCCATACTCCATCGGGCCTCTTGATGGCTGGTAGGGCCCACTCATCGACCCAAATTTGCAGTGTTTTCCTGTCCTTTACCCCTAGATAATCACAAATCTTCCACCAGCCCAGCAGTACATTCTCCTCAGGCTTTATCCACAACAGCCTGAATTGGTCTGTTCCCAGATGTTTCCTGATCTCGGCCCATCTCTCGGGGTTGGTTGTCTTGGGCACTTTTGATCTCCTTAGAGATGGCTGCCTGAATGGCCGCCCAGACACGCAGAACGTCGGGGCTCAAAGTGGATCTGGTGTGTGTGATCTTGGGATGCATCTGGTATGACAGCCATATCGGCGTTTTGGTGTCAACCAGAGACCCCAATCAAATTTTGATCATCGTCACTATGTGCAATTGGCACCTAGATATGCAGCATATCAGCTCCATATGTGGCCTATTGGCTCCTAAATTTATATCCGGTCCCGCCCGGTCCGCGGTCTTGCCCTTCTTGTGGTATCGATTAAATTGAGGCCTATATAATGGGGGGTACAATAAGGACCCGACCGTGGACCGGATGGGACTGGGGACTGTGTTCAAAATAGGGCAACCAGTATGTCACGATATGTAATAGACTCTCATGACCATATCCTATCTGCTAGAAAAATCATAGATATCGTGTTTAAGAAGCCCAGAGAGGGCCACTATTACAGAGGATCATTTTGGGCTTTCTATAAGGGAACATTTCGAACTATTCCAGACGAGTTTGTCAGGGGGCATATCTGGCTCACCTTGGAAGAGTCAGACCGCGTTGTTGAGATTGATAGTGGCAAAACTAAGAGGATCGCTGTGAAGCCAAAGCAATCACAAGTCAACTCCATCCTGTCCGCCATGAAGGCTGTATGTTCTATCGACGACGGCAAGGAGGCACCATTTTGGCTACCAGGGGCTCCGCCGGAGCTTTCTGCTCTATCCCCTAGAGACTTTATATCCGTCTCCAATGGACTCCTGCATGTCCCCACAGCCAGACTGTATCCACACACTCCTACCTATTTCAATCTCTATGCTTCCGATGTCCGCTATGATCCAGGGGCCCCCAGACCCAGTCAATGGCATAAGTTTCTGGATGAGGTATTCATGACTGATGTTGAGGCTAAGAATACCCTCCAAGACTGGTTTGGATACAACCTAACACCAGACACTAGCCTTCAGAAGATTATGCTGATTGTTGGACCTCGTCGTGGAGGAAAGGGCACTATTGGCAGGATCATGCGCCTAATTCTGGGCAAGGACTCTGTGGCCGCTTTGACTCTAGCCTCTCTAGGAGAAACCTTCGGCCTTCAGCATCTCATAGGACGGCCTGCCTGCATTATACCTGATGCCAGGTTCTCAAAGCGAATGGACCCTGCTATCATCGCCGAGCGTCTTCTGTCAATATCAGGTGAAGACGCCATACCTATCAATCGCAAGTTCTCTGGCATGTGGATAGGCGCTCTCCCAACCAGGTTCACCGTCTTCACCAATGAGCTGCCAGCCATAGCAGATATGTCTGGGGCTCTGTTGGAACGATTTGTTATTCTGAAGCTAACCAGAACCTTCGCCGGCCATGAGGACCCAACCCTCTTTGACCGTCTCTCCCAAGAGGCTCCAGGCATCCTCAACTGGGCCATTGTGGGGTATCAGCGATTGAGAGAGCAGGGCCGCTTCAGACAGCCGGTATCCTCTGTAGAAACAGCTGCAGCCATCCGTCAGATATCTAGCCCTCTGGCTGACTTCCTCGAAGAGCGCTGTGACGTCAGGGCTGGTCTTTCCATTGAGAAGTCGAGATTGTTCCTGGCATGGGAACACTGGTGTATGAAGCAGCGTATTCAAGCTGGATCAACGCAGATATTTGGGCGTGATCTACGGGCTATTCTGCCCGAGTTGGGAGAATGCCGACCTGCTGGCACTGGCAGTCGTGCCAGGCTATATACAGGAATATCCCTGATAGGTGGAGTAGAGGAGTCCGACAAGGTAGTGCCTCTTCGCCCCAGCAAGACAACGGAACCCCACTAAATAAATCGCTTGTCCCTACCGCCATGATGTGTTATGATCGTTTTTTCAGTGACATCACGCCAGGATCAGGAGGGGCCTATGCTGATCTTACAGGTTAAGACGGGAACTGACTGGGAGACCCTGACCTTTCGCATGGTTGGTTCCTCCCAGGAGGCTGAACTCCAGGCCAGGGTTGAACTGGTGGCCCTCAAGAACAGATGGGCCGCTTCAGACTACTTCACCAACGGGTCCTTTCGGATCGTAAGGGGCAGGTTATGATATCCCTTCACAGCGTCAATAACATCCGCCTGAAGGACGTCTCCGGCTACGGAGATACCAACTGGTTCACCTTCTACTTCGATATGGAAGAGACCGTTGATCTGTGCTTCTACGTCCACAAGGACTCAGAGGCGCATCATAAGCTGGCGGCTATTGCCAGTCTACTGCATGACTGGAAACCTCCTGTTGAGCCCTTGGCAGAAGAGGACCCAGTTGACGCTGCTCCAAACCCCCCGGAGTAGCGTCTAGGCCCTGGCAGGCGCCCCGCCTAGCATCCCTGCCAGGGCCGCCCTTTCAACCGCGCCAGCGGTTCTGAATTGTGGACAAAGGGAGCAGACTAGGTGCGGTAGAAGTCCGCTTAAATCCCCTGCATTGAGTCGAGCCTAGTCAAGGATACAGTGAGGCGTTCTATGAGAGTACAATCGCCCTCTACCGCAATGGAAGGCCGCGAAAGGAGGGCGGCACCTATGTTTACATCCCTACAGAGATGGCTTCTCCCATCCCCAGAGCCATCACCCATTGCCGACTTCCATGTTGGGGCCTCCCAAGAGGACATGGAAGTGGTTGCCAATCTCGGTCTCTTGAGACCGGGGCGTCTGTGCCGCCATGGGCACAGGGTTGAGGGCAGGAATGCCTATCGACGGCGAAATGGCAAGGTGGAGTGCCGCATCTGTCGGGCAGCGGCCTCCCGTCGTTATAGAGCCCGGCTACAAGACTGACAAGCCAGGGGGACGGTCAAGCCCGTCCCCCGATGCCTCCCACTGGATCGCCGTTCTAGGAGGCGGCACAACATGACAACTGCTCTTAAACGCTCCGATCTGCTAGACCTTCATGTAGTCGAGGGTTTAGTAACACTTCTATCTCAACATGCTAGCACACATCCTCGCCTGTTTGAGGTCCTAGCTGTGAACCTGCAAGAACGTGGCTATCGTCTTGTAGCTGAGCAGAAAGGCGTGAGCGGCACCTACATTAGGGTTGAGAAAGTACAAGACTAACAAGCACTGGGCTCTCGGCCGCAAGGCCGAGGGCCTTTTGCGTTTGGAGAATTGCTGCTATGGAGGAAGAGTTCGAGCTACGACTGACTGCTCGGGAGCTGAGCTTCATCCACTTGATAGTACGTACCCTAATGCTCCTAAACAAAGCTAACAAGGCGAGAACCATCTCGCAGGATCAGGAGACACAACATGCAGACCCAGCATATCATACAGTTGAGTAACAACTATGTGATCGCCTTCGAGAGGGGTGGCGGCAAGATGCAGGTCACTGTCAAGGAGAACAATCAACTGAGGGCCACCGGCTCAGGTGAGCTGGAGGACTATAAGAGGATGTTCGACCTTGCTGTTGGCACGGTGCCTGAGTCCAAGGACGCAGGTAAGCCAGGCACTAGCCCAACGCGGCAGGAGCAGCAGAAGCCCAGCGCCCCTGTCAAGACAGAGCCCTCCAAGAAGTAACCCAGATTGGTGGAGTTCTCTCTCGGTTCTCCACCATAGGGGCAGGCTGGGTCACACCCCGCGTCCTGGCCTGCCCCACTTCCCACAGCGGGGCCTACAAGGAGTCTACAATGACCAAGATCGCAGATGTGAATACCATCAAGGAGACGTTCCTTTCCGGTATCGAAGAAGGGGATGCTATTGAGGCTCTCAACGTCGCCGTCAGGGCGTTGAAGGCAGTCGGTCTCTCCAAGTTCATGGCCTGCACCATGGCTGCCCACTGGGCGGTCGAGGCCGGCTACATCGACCCGGAGAACGAGGACGAGGCTGAGCGGCAAGCCGAAGAGGCCGTTGCCTAGCCTAGACTAGCATGGGGTCTGCCTCTTGCGCCGGGGCAGACCCTTTTTGTTGTCAACACGGGAGTTCCAAAATGGCAGACGATCGCGATACTATCCTGAAGCGTATCATAATGTCACTAGCAGTACACTCAGACGAACTGCAATCCATCGCTGACGAGATGGAGGGTGATGGAGATGAGTCAGAGGAGGCTCAAACTAAGTTTGGAAATGTCACAGATGCCATTGTCTTTATTGACACAGCGCGGGAGAAGCTCGCGGGGGAGGCCGATGACCCGGAATGATCGCGGGCCTGCCCAGGCTGCCCGGCCGTCGCGATCCGGCCTCGGGGACGGGGGGCTATGCCCCCCACCCGTGGGGCCATCCACAGGCCTCCCAGGCGATCCTCCGCCCACGTACAATATCCACAAGGATCAAACAAGATGCGACGCCTCCTCCTACATGGGATCAAGCTATATCGCTACGAATATGATCTGATCCGCCACTGGATCACCTCCAAGGCATGGAAGAAGGTCCATGCTTGGGAGGGCCTTCTCCACTTTCTCTACTTCAGCGCCATAGTCATCGGAGCTAAGGAGATGTATGTGGGGGCTGCCGCCCTCCTGGCCTTCCTCATCGCTATATCTATCTTCATTGGAGAGGGAGAGTGATCGTGCGACACAAGGAACATGATTGGCTAGTCACCCTTGGTCTGGTAGTGGTAACCCTGCTGGCTATCCTCGACCACGATCATAGGATCATCGCAGTAGCAGGCTTGATTGTTAACCTCCTATGGGTATGGACATGACAAAAGACCCGACTATGGTAAAGGTCGCCAAGATGCAGAACCTTCTTGATTTCCTGACCGACGGGGATGGAGAAGAAGGCACAATCATCCTGATGCATCTTCTAACTAAACTCTGTGCTCCTGAACTTGACAGCACCAAGATGATAAAGTCCTTGGATGAAGTCAAGGAACTTAAGATATTCCTGAAGGAGAGAAAGGCGGCAGAATGGATATAGACGCTGAAACTAAGAGTTGGATATCTCTCTGGTTCTGGCTAACGCTAGCATGGCTTAGCCTAACCTACCTGGCTTTCATAGTCCTCTTCGTAGGTCTACCAACAACGTAACAAGGAACACAAGATGAAGAATATCTTTGTAGAACTGACCGAGGTAGCGGTGGATGGCGCTGGAGCGGTCACGAGTAGATCGTGCTGGGTCAACATGAGCCGAGTACAGGAGATGCGACTTGGCTTTATCCCTATTCCTCATAGCGATCCAGTGAATGTAACTGAGCTAACTATGAATATTCCTAATTACGAAATCACAGTAATGGAACCGCCTGACGTTATTATGGAACAACTACATAAGATTAACGACGAGAAGCCGGAGGTGGGTCATGACCAGGCCTAAGAAACCCAAGCGGGACAACGACATCGAGAAGCTAGTTGCCCAGACAGATAGCTACTCCGATGCCGACATCTACCACAAGACCTTCCTCTGCAGAGGGACCATTGCCCGGCTTCGGTCGGGCAAGACCCGTTATCCTAACCATATGACTATGGTGGGAGTAGCGGCGGCTGTTGGTCTAGAATGGAGGCTCGTCAAGAAGTGATCTTTCGGTATGCCTGGCGACACTGGATAAGGTACTACAAATACACAGTAGGATAACACAATGAGCACAATCGTCAAGACTGGCTGCAGGCTTCTGGTTAACTACCAATCAGAACCTCCTCGCACGCTATACGGTGACCTGCATGTAGTAGGAAACTGTGCCATCATGTACTATCCTTCCAACCAAGGACCTTGGCAGAATACAAGCCATCATGGAACTCTTACATATGGATTATCCTATGGAGACGAGTTCCAGCGGGATGGTTCTCCCTATAATATCCTAGTCGTTCCTGCCGACAGGATCACCCTAAAGCCAGATGCCCTCCATCCGCTTGATATGGGTAAGTGGGTTACTGCGGGTGGCTTGGTAGTGGGCTGTCCCTACTGATAGGCAACACAATGGCAGACAAGAAACCTAAGGACTACCTCATGGCTGAGGCTGCTTACAACGCCTTTTATCAGCAGCAGCCTCAGGTTTTCTTCGACAACCTGGCCCACGACTATCAGATGAAGTGGGTAGCTGTGGCTCGGGAAGTTGCACTTGTGCATGATACCTACAAGACAGGACCAAGGAAGGGAAAGTTCAAGTCATCTGAAGAGGTTCGTGCTAGATGGCGTGAACAGAAGCGAAAGAGCCAAGCCAAGTTGAAAGGAGACAATGATCTGCCTAAAAAAACTGATTGAAATATGGCGCTGCCGGTGCCATAAATGGCGTGTCGGTTGTGCCATGCGGCACGCCTAACAAAGGAGAGAAAAAGTGGCAGCTATCGAAGTGAAAGCAGAGCGTACCAACGGCAACTCAGTGACTGCAAACTGGGAGCTGGGCGACACAGTGGCCGCCCTCCAAGAGCAGTTTGGCGAGGACGTGATCTTCAGTCACGTCAAGCGCAGTCTGATTATTGCCGTTCAGGCATTCATGCGAGGTATGCTCGACGCGGGGAAGTCGCCTGAGGAAATCCAAGCGGCCGTTGCCGAGTGGAAGCCCGGCTTGAGAAAGGCGGCAAAGTCGCCGCTAGAGCGTGCTCGGGAAGAGATCGCCCGCATGTCTCCGGCTGACAGGACCGCTCTGGCCAAGGAGATCAGGGCTAGAGCTAACTAACCAGGAACTCACCCAGTCAGCTCTTCACGCTTCCCGCAGCGTTGACTGGGTGAATAGGGGCTCCGGGGGTATCCCTCATTCCTCTGGAGCCCCGCTTGACAAGAGAACAAGGTAGAAATGCCCTTCCATGAAATACGACACCCTAAGGTGTTCGTTCCTAACAAATCCTATCATGACTTCTCCGATGCCAACCGCTTCGGGGAACTGGTATTCTTGACAGAAGGCGTACAAGATCGTTTTAAGATCAACGATTTATATAGGCGTATAGAAGGTAAGCTAGCCAACGCAGGGCCGGGGGACTATCTACTGATCAGTGGGCCTAGCACAGTCAATGCTATTGCAGCTAGCATCCTAGCATTCAAGTTCGGACGTATAAACTACCTCGTTTACGACGGTGCTATGGCCCGATATGTGTCTAGACCCATAGTCCTAAGTCAAGCAGAGGAGACGGGGAATGTCGAAGCAAGAGGATGACATAGACGTAGATTGGAAGCCCTCAACTGAGAGTGAGAGGGCCTGGGACGGATTGCCACCTATCGGTAGAGAGGCACAATCAATGCAGCAGACTATAGATACACAACTGTCTACGGGCGGCATCGTCAAGACGATCGTTCCTACTATCATGCAGTGTGGCTGTGGGGGCTTCCTGGTCACCATCCCAGGCATAGGCACCTTCGCTGCCTCTACGATGGAAGAGATTATGGGCTTCGTAGAGGCCAAGACTATGGACCACTTCAAGGCCAAGAAGGCAGAGTTTCCCCGCATTCTGCGAGACAAGGTCAGGGACACTGGGGAAAGCCTAGCTGAAGGTATGTCCAGTCTACGTAAGCGGGTAGATGTAGGCATAGCGATGATAGTGCTGGGTGGCCTGCTGGTAGGCTTCACCCTCTTTGGAGGACTACACAATGAAGGACAAGAACGTACTGGCAGTGCTAAAGCCGCCAACGGATCACCCATTCAAGACGGTGTGCGAAGCGGTAAGATTGCACGCGGAGAAGGGCCGCCTCTGCTACCAGAAATTCAGCTGCTCAAAGTGCGGCCAACGCCTAACGATGGAGACGCCCAACGTCTTTCACAAGACGGGCTCCTGCGACCAGTGTGGGGCGGTAACGGACATTGAGAAGCAGGGCTGCAACTACCTGCTGGAGATGCATAACGCTACCCTAGACGACCTAGCCAGAGCAGAAAAGGAGGCTCGTGATGGTTGAGTCGGTCATAATGATGCTGATCTACCTCTGCATCTTGGTAGGGGTGATCTATCTGATCATCTATGTACTGGGCCAGATCGGCATTGCTATCCCACCGCCTATTATGAACATCATCTGGGTTGTTGTGTTGCTAGTTGCCCTTCTAATTCTGTGGCAAACTTTCGGAGGTAGACTGCGTGGCATCGGATAACTTGGAACAGCCAGCACCAAGATCAAACAACCTTCCATCAGTTTGGGACTTGGTGCTGGCTGATATGTCAAACAGAGATGCCGTTGGGAGGGAGCGCTATGGAACGCCTCTGCAGCCACACAACGGACGGGATGCTCTAAAGGACTTATATGCTGAGCTGCTAGACGCCTGTGTCTATCTACGTCAGACCCTATACGAACGAGATGGCAAGTGACCTGCAACCATGACAAGAGGGCCGACAGGGTCCTGAGGCTATACGACAACACGAGGATATCCGACTACAAGCGGTGTCCTCGCTTGTTCTACTATCGCCATGTCCGAGATTGGCGTCCCGACGGAACCAGGACACCCCTAGTGTTTGGAGGCGGCTGGCACGCAGCGATGGAGGTCATCTGGGCAGGGATGACCCCTCCTGCGATTATGCCCTCCAAGGAGATACTGGCCAAAGCGGCCTATATCGCCTTCTGCAAGTACTGGCAAGATGAAGGGATGCCTCCTCCCGACGAGATCGGCTATGAGGAGGAGAAGGAGCTATCTCCCAGGACGCCCAGTCAGGCCCTAGAGATGATCGTTGCCTATATCGACTATAGGTCCCGGAATAGGGATGACTTTGAGCTAGTGTCAATGGAGAAGCCCTTCGCTGTTCCGCTCGACCCAAAGGACCCCACTCTGTTTTATGTAGGGAAAATCGACAAGGTTGTCAAGCGGCGAGGAAAGATCATTGGCATTGAGCACAAGACCACAACGGCCTACCGGAAGGAAGGGAAGTTTCGATCCACCTTCTTGGACTCATTTAGTCCCAACGCGCAGGTGGACGGCTATCTGTATGCTCTCCACATGATGTTTCCTGACCAGGTAGGAGGAGTCTGGGTAGATGCCGCGCTTGTCCACAAAAGCGACGAAGGATTTATGTTCATCCCAGTCGAGCGACAGCTCCAGCACCTCGACGGCTGGCTCTGGGAAGTCCAAGACTGGATCAGGCGCATTGAGGAAGACAAATCTGAGCATAAAAGGTCGAAGGCGTCCGACCCTTACCTACGAGCATTCCCTAAAAATACCAACAGCTGCTGGGACTTCAATAGTGCGTGTGCGTATCTTGGTCTCTGTAAGGCGTGGCCCAATCCCATCGACCGACCTATTCCGGCAGGCTTTACAGCGAAGCGTTGGGATCCTCTTGAACACATTGGACCTATAGAAGGAGTGACAGATGGCAACGATAAAGGGTGATCCCTTTCGGAAGAACTACGGTACACTGAGCGATGACCAGAAGCGTATGATGGACGTTACCAAGACAGTCTATGAGAATTCCTGGCAGGCACTTACTGCGGTCGAGATGGCCTTCGGCTCCAGCAGGGATATCTCGATGGCCAAGACCGATCTGCAGAATAGCTGCATGTGGGCAGTTAGGGCTATAACCAAGATGCCGGGGCAAGAGTGATCCCAGCATGGCAGGTGGGCCGATCCACCATATAGAGGAGTAGTGCGAGAGCGTTTCCCTCATACTAGAGCACGGTGCAGCTGCGCAACCAGCTGCACCACTCCTACAAGAGGAATACAATGCTAGATAAGCACATGGAAGAGCCACTGCTCTTCAAGAGAAAGCGCCTTGACTTCTGGAGGATGCTAGCAGAGATGCCCAACGCCAAAGACGCCACCCTAAGTACACAAGAACGAATACTGGTAGCTGGAAAGACGGGAACAGGTAAGACGGCCCAGATATGGACCCTGCCCGGTCGGAAGTTCGCCTACATCTTCGATCCCAACTCTATGTCTACACTCAGGGGATGTAACGTCGACTATGAAGAGTTCTATCCGGACTTCCTAGAGATGGATGCTACTCTAAAAGGCTTCAACAAGGGTTCCAAGTCGGACGTACCTAGAGCTGGCAAGAAGCTCGAGCCCAAGGTCTACATGAAGTGGATAGACGATATCAACGCGAAGGTGGAGAAGGGCTTCTTCAATGACTACGACTGGCTTATTCTGGACAGCCTGACCTTCCTGTCTAAATCAGTGATGGACCGGCAGTTATTTATTAACAATCGCTATGGAGATATTGAGGAGCTGGGCGACTATCGAGTGGTGGGAAGCAAGATGGCCGACGTCTTCGGAAGTATCTCCTCCCTACCAATCAGCCTCTACTGCACCAGCCACTTCACGACCTTCCAGGATGAGAAGACCAAGAAGATCGAGACCCAGCTAATGTTGCCAGGCAAGGCTAGGAACATCCTTCCCCTGATGTTCACCAATGTCTGGCTAGCCCAAACTGCTGAAGGGGAGAAAGGAACGGTGAAGTATGAGATAAGAACTCGACCAGACCCGCGTGGCCTGCAAGACGTGAGGTCGAGCATCCAAGGTCTCCAGACGATTGAGGATGTGACTATCCGAGGCTTTGGAGACTTGGCATCTGGCGGGATAGGAGCACTCCTTGCACGAGCGAGACAGGTGCCAGGCTCCAAGGTAACCCAACTGAGACCATAAGGAACACAAGATGCCGTTTATCAGCGTACCTCTGGACGATGCGAAAGAAGCTGAGCCAGTGCCGGAGGGTGAGTACGATCTTAGGATCGTCAAGGCCGAAGATGGCGAGTCCAAGAAGGGCAACGCCATGACTACTGTCTATATCAAGATCGAGGATAGTGCCTATCCCAACGCGGCCCTCTTGCGGCACTGGATCACCTATCCCGATAGGGACACTCCGGCTGACCAGAGGCAGATGCGCCTCCTGGACATCAAGCGCTTCCTAACCTGCTTCGGTGTAGCCCAGGAAAGCAACGGCTTCAACTCAGATGATCTGCTGGGTGCCGTGGGAAGGAGTTTCCTCTACCAAGAAGAAGGCGATGACGGCAACGTCTATAACCGCCTGAGACTGCCTCGCTTGAAGGATTGAACCCTCATGTAAGAGACCTCGATCAAAATTTGATTGGGGTCTCTTATTCAACAGGACATGGTTATGTCTCATCTAGATAAACTGCGTAAGAGTATCGAACACATGAGCCTGGATGAGCTGCGTGAGCATGTTCGCAAGATGAGAGGAGATCGCCGTGTAAGTAAGGAGCCTCGGAGAGAGAAGAAAGCCACGGCACGGCGTAGTAGCAGTGCCAAGGGGAAGACCAGTAAGGCGATCGACAAGATGACGCCGGATCAACTAGCAGCACTGCTAGCCGAGCTAGAAGGGGATGGGGATGCAAGTTCAGGAGATACCACTCGCTAAGATTAAGGTCAAGGATCGGGCAAGAGAGGACAAGGGAGATATAGAGAGCCTAGCGGCTCTTATTAAAGAGCACGGCCTGATACAGCCTATTACGGTAGATGGCAACTTCCAGTTGATAGCTGGTGAGCGCCGTTATCTAGCACACCGCCTAATAGGCGCAGATACTATCAAAGGCATAATTCGTGACGATATCAAGACTGATACCACTCGCTTTGAGATCGAGCTTGTCGAGAACATTGCTCGGAAGGATCTCCTATGGCATGAGCGTGACAGGCTGGAGTTGAAGCTCTACAACCTAAAGATAGCCGAGTTTGGGGAGTATAACCCTGTAACAAAGAAGGGTTGGTCTCAGCATCAGCAGGCAACCCTGGTTGGTAGGTCTCAACCAGCTGTGAACCGAAGCCTACACCTGGCTCGTGTTATGGAGGAGTCTCCCGAGCTGGAACTAGACAAGTTCGAGCATGAGGATCATGCCTTTAAGGACGTTGAGCGCCTTGAAGAGGAGGTTGTTATCAAAGCGGCCAGGGCGAAAGTACCTGACCACATCAAGACAGCCATCAACGATGCTGAGGAGCACTACCTGATAGGAGATGCCCTAAAGGAGATGTCCCTTATGAAGAGGGATATCTTCGACTTCGCTGAGGTAGACCCTCCCTACGGTGTTGATCTGGACAAGCGCAAGGGCAGGAATACCAATACTAGGCCAATGGCTACATATAAGGAGTGGACCCCGGACAGCTACCCCAGTCTGTTCTTCGATACGGCTGCGCTGGTCTATGATCGCCTGAAGGACAATAAGTTCGCTGTCTTCTGGTACGGAATGAGTTGGCATTGCGATGTCCTACGTATCCTAAGGGAGGTGGGCTTCGGCGTTCCTGACATTCCAGCGGTCTGGACGAAGGGGGATAGTGGGCAGACAGCCAGTCCCTATACCACGCTGGGCTCCTGCTACGAACCGTTCTTCCTTGCTAGGAAGGGCAAGCCGAAGTTGCCCCGTCGGGGCAGAGGTAACGTCTTCGACTTCCCACCGTTGGGCAAGAAGGATCATGCCACTGAGAAACCCATAGCCTTGATGGAGGAGATACTGGACCTGTGCCTCGATCCGGGGAGTCACATCTTGATCCCTTTTCTAGGATCGGGGGTGACCCTGCGGGCCGCCTATAGGAAGAAGCATACAGGAATAGGCTGGGACCTCTCTCAGCAGCACAAGGATAGCTTCTTAAGAAGGATACAAGAGGATGTCGAGCACGACAAAGCCTGACTTTGAGGAGCTAAGGGCCCTACGTAATGCATCTGTAAGGGCGCAACTTGATGAGTTAGCCAAGAAGCTCGATATTGAGAAGCCTGAACTGGTCTGGCATAGTTTCGACTTTGATGCCTGCTATTGTGCCTGTCCAACTGGTCCTTGCGAGCACAACTTCAAAGGCTGGCGTGCCTTTGCCCATGGAGGGGGAGGTGAGACTGTCTGTGAGAGATGTGGCATGGGAGCTATGTACCACAGTCTGAGGATAGCCGAATGATCCCTGATCCTGTTACCCTCTTCATCGTCGTCAAGTTCGGTGTTCCTGTAATGATCTGGCAGAAGTCTGTGCAGATACAGTTTAGGGATATGCGGACCTGTCAGGAGACATCCCTCCAGCTAAGACAGCTGGCTAGGACGGCTCAGAATGAGCTGTATGTGGAGATTATGAGTTGTGTGCGGCAGAGAGGAGGAAAGAAGAAATGACCGAAGATAGAGTATATCGCTGGGCTAGGTTTAGAATATCTCCTGATGACGTTAATTATGTGTTAGAAAACTTGCAAGGAGGAGTATGTCCTATATCTAATAAGCCTCCCGAGAGACCAGTATCCGATCACAGTAAAAGCACTGGTTGTCATAGAGGAATATTGGAACATAGGTGTAATCTGGCTATAGGTATGTTAGGCGAGGATATAGACACAATCAGGCGTGCTATAGATTACCTGCAGAATACTGCACATCATGCTATGGTTAGTGATTATCTTGAGAGAGCTAGGGCCAGGAGACGAGGAAGACCTGATGATTATAAACCTCCAAGAACTAAGGAAGAATGGAGCGAGCACTATAAGCTGTACTATTCAGAGGAGGCTGCGCTTAGCAGGAAACATCTACACAGAAAAACTAAGCTGCTAGGTAAACTTGGAGATGATGATATCCTAAGAATAATAGAGGATCTAGAATGACCTCTCCCTATGAAGAAGGCGACCCTTCCAGCAGGCTCCTCGTCCTGGCCGAGGCTCCCGCTCGCGTTGAGATGCGTCTAGGTCGGCCCCTCGTAGGACCCAGCGGCGATGTGTTTAACGACTGCCTCCATTCCGCTGGCCTGATCCGCAAGCAATGCTATATCCTAAACGTCTGGCAGGAGCCGGTTGAGAAGGACAAGCGTGGCAACTGCTATCTCAACGGAGAGTGTCTATGGTACAGAGGAAAAGGGTATACTGCGGCTGGCCTCGATGCAGCTGCCCCTACGTTGGACCGAATAAGGTCATCGTCTGCCTCGGTCATCTTACCTATGGGTCAGCAGGCAATGGGTCTTCTAACGGGGGACGAGCGCCCAATGATGAAGTGGCGCGGCTCCCCTCTATGGTCAGATATCATAGATCGCAAGTTCATCCCGACTATCCACCCAGCGGCTACCCTTCACGGAACGTACCTCTGGCGTTACCTGATAATAGCCGACATGGAGAAGGTGAAGGGAGAGCTGGAGGATCGGGAGCTGATCCTTCCCAAGAGGAACCTCCTAATCAGGCCAACCTACGCAGACTTTTACCACTACATACAGAAATGCCGCGAAGCAGGGAGGGTATGCACGGACATAGAGGTGATGAACCATCAGGTGTCGTGCTTCAGCCTGAGCTGCGACCCAGCAGAAGCGATGACTATACCACTCTTGTCACCTTCTGGAGCAGATTACTGGACAGAGGAAGATGAGGTCTGCGTCTGGAGGGAATACGCCTCTCTGATGAGCGACCCTTCGGTAATGAAGATCAATCAGAATATAGTTGGCTTCGATGCTCCCTTTCTGTTCATGCAGTGTAATATCCACACCAAGGGCTTTCTAGGGGACCCTATGATTGCCCAGCATATCATGTACCCGGACTTCAACAAGGGCCTGGACTTCATAGCCAGCATCCACACTCGAGAGCCCTACTGGAAGGATGATGGAAAGATATGGAAGAACCCAAACATAGACTGGGAAACCTTTCAGCGTTACTGCGGCCGCGACGCCTGTGTGGCATTAGAAGCGTGGGACGTACTATCGAAGGAGATGACCGATGGCGGCTACTGGCCCACATACAACAGAACCGCCAGGCTGGCCGGCCCTCTTACATATATGACGGCTCATGGTCTCGCAGTGGATCGAGAAGGCCTGGCCAGTACGAAGGCACGCCTAGAGGTGTCGATAGCAACCAAGGAGGCGGAGCTAACAGCTATATCCCAGTGGGACTTCAATCCGACCAGCCCCAAGCAGTGCCAGCAGTACTTCTACGACACCCTGGGGCTTCCTCCGTACAAAAACCAGATGGGGGGAGTGACGACAGATGACAAGGCTATGTCTAGGATCGTACGCAAAGCTGGCGTTGGTGCAAAGGAGGCTAAACTGGTCCAGGAGATCAGGGCACTCAAGAAGCTTAAAGGTACATACATCGACGTTGAACTCGACCAAGATAGTCGTCTACGTTGCAGCTGGAACCCTCGAGGCACTTGGACGGGTCGTCTCTCGTCTTCACAGACCCTTATGGGAACAGGGATGAACCTCCAGAACTTGCATCCCGAGTTCAAAGGGTTTATAGTGGCAGGTTGACAAGAAAGGACAAGGCATGTCACCGGAACAAGTAAATGACGCTATTCTGCAGGAGTACTATCGAGCCAGGAAAAAGCATAGGCCTATGCAAAGTGCCCATGAGGGATATTCCGTCATCCTCGAGGAGTTGGAAGAGCTATGGGATGCTGTCAAAAAGGATGATAAGGCCCATGCTAAGAAAGAGGCAATGCAGGTAGCCGCAATGGCCCTAGCTTTCATGATAGAGGTGTAACATGGCAAACCCAATCTACGTAGTCGATCTGAGTCACTATCAAAGCCCGACTGACTTCAAGGCCGCCTTCAACTTCGGCGTCAGGGGAGTCATCCACAAGGCTACCGAGGGGGTATCCTATGTAGACCCCCACTACGCTCCGATGCGCCAGAAGTGCGAGGGCAGCGGGATATTCTGGGGCGCTTACCACTACTTCCGCCCTGGCAATATCGAGGCCCAGGTCAACCACTTCGTCAAGAACGCTAAGCCATCTGCTGGCACCCTAATGGCCCTCGACCACGAAGAGCGAGGATGCAGTGCAGCAGATGCTGAGAAGTTCCTCCGTCTGCTGGAGACTAAGATCGGCCGGAAGGGTGTCTTGTATAGTGGCCATCTGATCAAGGAGCAGCTGGGCCATCAGGTTAACGACTACCTGGGAAGCTGTCGTCTGTGGGTTGCTGAGTGGGACAGCAGCCCAACGCACCAGGCCAGCTGGAAGGACCTGTGGCTTCACCAGTTCACCGGCGACGGAAAGGGACCTCAGCCACATAGCGTTCCTGGCCTGGGAAACAACATCGACATAAATCGCTTCTATGGCACAATCGAGGAGCTGACAGAGCAGTGGAGCGGCGGAGATGCCTCAGGTACACCCCTTCCGGCAGGCCCCTACGAGCCAACCAAGGGCAATATTACTGCATGGGGCCAGGCCACCTTGAATATGTTCGGAGCTAACCCCCCACTAAAGATGGACGGCTCTCACGGCAGCAGAACAATGGCCGCCCTGAAGGACTGGCAGACCAAGCACGACGTTATGGCTACTGGTCTCTTTGATCAGGAGACTTGTCAGCAGCTCCTGATGGCCCTTGAGGACTGGAACTCTAGCAGATGAGCGCATCAGAAGAGATACAGAACGCTATGAAGCGATTGGGTCTTCGCCAAAAAGATTTAGTGAAAACTATTGGTGCAAGAGGCAGAACATCTGAGATTGTAAACGGTAAGCGTTCTGTGTCAAAAGGTATAGCACTTAAGCTGGCAAAAAAGCTTAAAGTGCCTGTGGAGAAGTTAATAGCATGATCCTGATTGAGTTCGATCTTGCCGGTGCAGAGTGGGTTGTTGTTGCCTATCTATCGGGCGACAAGAACATGATAGGCGTAGTTGAGAGTGGAAAGAGTCCCCACGTCGCCACTGCATCCTTTATCAGCAGCGTTCCTGAGGAGCTGGTCTTGGCCGACCATAAGCTCCTTGGCAACAACACTAACGCAGTGGACATAATGGCCCTGCGGGTGGAATACCTGCCAGAACTGGTAGACCTTCAGGAGAAGGACGCCATCTTCCTACCTCGCTCTATGTCCCTGCGACAGATGGGCAAGAAATCCAACCACGGCCTCAACTACAACATGAAGTTCCGACGAGCCGCACTGGAATGGGAAATCCAGGAATCCGAGGCCCAGCCTATCGTCGCCTACTACAGCGACGTAGCATATCCCGGTCTCAAGGACTGGTGGAAGGGAACTGTCGAGCAGCTCAGAAAGAACCGCACCCTGACCAACTGCTTTGGCCGTAAGGTGCGGCTAATGGGGGAGTGGGGGAATGATCTGTTCGACCAGGCCTATTCCTTCGTGCCCCAATCAACAGTGGTAGACATCTGCTTGGAAGCAATGTGCCTGGCCTTTGAGGACCCTGATATGGAGCAGGCCCAGTGGCATCTGGGAGCTCAGGTTCACGACTCCCTAATGATCCAGATGCCTACTCACGATTGGAATGTCGTGGAGCATGTCTGCAAGAAGATTATCCAGTATATGAGCCCTACCTTAGAGTATAACGGCTACAAGTTCACCCTCGGGGTAGACATGAAGGTTGGCCTGAACTGGGGAGATATGCGGTCTATCCAGGGACCTGGCCAAATCCGGGAGGTCTACGAGGCACTGGTAGCTGAGGCTGCCCCGCTGCCGGAGGGGGCGGGCGGCGTTGTTGTGCTGGAAGAAGAGCAAACGCCCGATCATCCTGCTCAGGAAGGCCTTCAAACCCAGTCATTTTGAATGGAGCTGACTGGAGGTCGGCCAGAGGGTTACCCCCTCCCCCTCCTCCCGACCTTTTCGGCGCCAGTAGATTTCCGGCATCTCCACCCAGCACCTCTGCCAGCTTCGGGAGTTGGGGTTGTGGCTGACCAGATGCATCTTGGGTTGCCGGATATGGCGGAGGAGCAAGGGCTTCCGATGGACCAGACACTTCGGCCCCGGCACCATAGGTGGGTGCGTAGCTCCCGGCGCTGTGTTTGCCTTCTGGGGCCAGAAAGACATGACTGCTATCAGCCATAACTTCGTTCTTGTACTTCCCCGTAGCGTCGTCATAGCCGGTCCACCTCCTCCAGCTCTTGTACTTCTCCGGTTCGTTCGCCTCCAGGGCGAGCATCGTCTGAGGTTTGGCCAGAAAGTGAGTAGCTCCATCTACCCAATCCCCCACCTTGCCTGTGGCACGCTGTTCTGCCAGGTCGGTCAGGGCCTTGAATTGCGGCATCTGAACGATGGCTGCCAGCCTGCTGTACTGTTCCGGCTCTATGGTCGGTTGGTAGATCTTCCGACTGACATGGTCACCCAGATCCTGGCCTTCCTTGTCAGCCCTATTGATCATAGCTCCCATAGCATTGCGGGCATCCATGAAGTTAATCCGACCCTGCTTACTGTCCGCTTCGAGGAGGGACATTGCAGCGGCCTTCTGATAGGGAGATAGCTGCTGCCACTGGGAGTCTCTGCCCCAATATCCCTGAGGTCGAGGTCCTGTAAAGTCAGGACCCTCGCCGCCAGCAGCTGTTCTGCTGATAGGGTTAGCTCCCTTCCTATAGATGTTCTCCATCTCTTCGTTCTTAGGTCCCTCCGGCTGGAGCCCTCTTGGGGAGAACTTACCAGCTCCTTCGTCTGGCAGTGTCTCCAGCTGTCGCTCCTTTCTCAGTCGCCCTATGGACTTAGCATAATCCTGCTGCAGCTGCTGCCTCTTATAGAGGTCTCCCAGCAGATCTCTGCTTTGATGTCTGGGAATGGTTCCCTCAGGAACACGCATCAGTGGCATAGGTCACTCATTGAACAAGCTGGGATAGTGGCGGGTCATCTGGACGATAGCTGCGGCTGATGCCTCTTTAGTAGAAGAAGGGTCCATCGCGGTGGTCATCATCTTTAAGAGGCCTGGCTTCATCATCTGCCCTAGGCCCCATCTACTAAGGACGACGGTTGCGTATGCGGCGGGGAGACCTATCGTGCCGGCCGTCTTGCCCATCGCTCCCACCGTCATGGTGGACCGGATTGCCTCGGCCACACCCTCCCCACCCCGTAGGACGGCAGACCTAGCCATAAATGTGGAGGCGTCAGCAATAGGCGCGTTGGTTACCATCTTAGCTACCTCCGCCAGCTTCTGTACGTCTGCAATGCTGACCTCAGTGCCCCGAAGCATCTCCTTCATAGCTAGATATTTGTTGGAATTAGGATTATTGAGACCGAGGGCCTCGTTGAATTTCTGCGGATTAAATGAGAATTTATCTCCCACAAAGAAGGTTCCGGGCTCCTTGTTGGTCGCCTTGAGCCAGGCATCATCAATCCTGGCTCGAGCAACGTGTCTAACTGTATCGTCTCCAGCAGCGTTTCGGAGGTCCCTAACACCGCCAGCCGAGTTGACCTTGGAAGCAGTCTCCATCAGCTCATCGGCGGTCATAGTGCCGCCTTTGATCTTGCCTATGGCAAAGATATTCCTATCTACAGTACCAACCATCTTCTTATATATGCTGCCCTCAAATTCCTTGATGCCGCTCTGGAAATTAGATCGGGCTCCTAGCAATAGCCTCGCTGCAGGATGATCTGCTCCTTCTAGGCTCTTAATAACTGCCTTCTGCACCTCCTCAAGTTTCTGATAGTGCACTCCATGCTGCCCCTGACTCTTACGAAGGAGGTTCTCAACGCCAATCAGGATATTGTTAGCATCTACTGTCGAGATGGGACCGTCTACGTTCTTCTGAAGGCCGTTGAGCCAGGTTCGCATCTCGGCAGGAGCAACGCCCTGCAATTTGCCCGACTTGCTGCTGATATTCTGCAGAACATTGCCGGTAGCTCTTAGTATCTGGTCGGGCGGTAGAATTGGACCAGCATCCCCTCCAACACGAAGGGCATGTTCGTAGCGGGTTTGTGCCTTGGCAGCGAAGTCGCCGAACTTCGATCTGGCAGCTGTTATGGCTGCCTCTCCGACCTCGGCGGTGGCGCTGGGAGTAGCCACCTTCTCAAACATATCTTCATATGCTTTGACTATTGACTTCCCCTGCAGTTCAGAAGCCTTTCTGGCTGATCCGCCAAGGAGAGGCATTCGCCCAAAGACGTTGACAGCGCCCTTACCAACGCCGCCGTTGGCTACGTTGGCCACGCCTATATCTACACCGAGAGTGGCAGCAGCCTCCATCATCTCCCTGCTGTCGGGAGGCAACTTAAGGACGCGGCTGGCTATAAATTGTCGCGTTGATCTGGCCATTCCCGGCAGCACAAGGACACCGCCTGTAAAAGTAGCATCGTGTAAGCCATCTATGGCTGGTTGCATCATCCTTTCGACAGTGCTAGCCTTATTGGTGACACCAGGATTATTCTGTACGTAATCCCGAACATCTTCGTACATATTGGCTATGTAGCCGCCCGCAGCAGCTCCCGCCCCAGTGCCTATTACGATGCCAGGAGGGCCTCCAGATGCTCCTGCCATTGCTCCAGCAGCACCCATGGTGCCCCTTAGAATGGCTCTGGCATTCTGAGGTCTGCCGACCTTCTCCATGAACTCAGGCAGTGTCCTGGGAAGATCATCAACGGTCTCCTGGATCGCCTGCCCTGCCCTGCCCAGTGTAGCAGATCCCCTCTCGCCCATACCCAGCACTGATCGAGCAAGGCCGATCCTGCCGGGAGACATATTCTCAACGGGCATATTGACGCCCATTCCCTTGATCCCAAGGGGGTCTGGGGGTTCAGCCTCAAGGGTCGATCCACCGGCTATCATGCCCTGCCCTATAGGTCCGCCTGGAGCGGTGGCTGACTGGGCTGGGGCCGCAGGTGTTCCAGGGGCAGCAGGAGCCTTTAGCTGTTCCAGCATCTTCTGAAGACGAGCCGCCTCTTCTGGATTGCCCTTGCCGGCAGTTGGCTCGACTAGGCCCTCCATATCGTCCAGGGTATCTGGCAGATAACCGCCCATCACTCATTCTCCTCGGATTGAGGTGGAGCTACTGGCCCCTTCGTATACAGCTTTTGACCCTTCTGCTTCTTCAGGCCCTCTCGAACAGCATCTGTTATAGGAAACTCGGTGAAGCGGGCTGGATAGGGTATTCCTCCCTCTTCACCACTGGGGTCTCTGAGTCTATATTTAAGCGGTTTACCTTTATGTGACAGCAAGTCTTTGACAGCCTGCCCTTCTATAGAGGGGTCCATCTCCCTTAGAGCCTTCTCCAACCGCTTTGGCAGGATGACCTCGTAGAACTTCTTCTGACCCTCTGGTGTGCCACCAGTGTAGGATTGGACCGTCTGGCCGTGGGGAATAGCTATAGTGTCAGCTCCGCTGTCGATGGCATCCTTGATTATCCGCTTGACAGCGAGGTCGACCCACTGAGGAGTGCTGCCAACCATAGGATGGTGGGGAGGCAGGTCTAGATGTTCCTTTAGGCGCTCCTTGGCTATCCTCTCTGCATAGGTCTTCTTAAAGTCCTCCTCAACAGTCCTCAGGATGTCCTGAGCGGCTGGACTGGCATCTATCTGTTTTATAAGTCTGATAGCTGTGCCGTGATCTATTAGATCATCTCGGCCAGCCTTCAGTATCTGTTCTAGACCTTCCTGCCAGTGGCCGGTTTGATTAGATCGGATTATAGCTACCTGTAGACCATATGTTTCCTTATCTGTCAGCGCGGCTATAGGCTTTATCTTGTCGGCTATATCTAAGGCTCTCTGATGATCCGCGTTCTTTCCTCCCCCCTCGCTAAGTTTCCACAGGTCTTTATTCTCAATTTCTTCTACCTTGTTCTTAGCAGTCTTAACTGCCTCCTCTAATTTCCTAATTTCAGCAGGTGACTGTGATCCTCTGGCCTTGACAGACTGTCCCCAGTCCGATTGCACCTGATGAACTACTAAGGAACTCCTACCGTCCTTGCCCTTCTGTATAGACGCCATATACCATGCTGCTGTGTTCGAGGTGAAGTGACCGCCTCTGTGGTAGAAGCGATCCTGGATATCGGCCCTTTCTTTCGATAGAGCTTCCTTCTCGTCGAATATCTTCTTTACCTCTGGGCTAAGAGGTTCGTTGAAGTAATCCTCACCAAGAATACGCTTGCGAGGATCAGCACGCTCTTCATTTACTAGTTTCCCGATCTTGGTGTTGGCCTCTGCAATCTTCTTCTCCACAGCAAAGAGCTTCGCCTCCGCCTCAGGATTGCGGACGGTCAGCTGGACCTCCCGCATAGTAGGATTGGAGGGGTCTGTGGTGTAGGAGGAATGGGGTAGGTCTCCAGCTCCTATCGGAGCCTCTCCTGGATCCGGTCTATCACCCACCTGGTGCCGGACTTCTTCTATAATCGTCTTATTCTCTTCTACATGCTTAGACAACTCTTCCCGCGTCCTGCTCCCAGGCTGTTCCCTTATGCCTCTAAGCTTGTCATTATAGTGAGCAACACCCTTCTGTACCAGCTCCTTTCCCTCTGTTACCTGGGACTGGGCTTCTGCCAGTTCTCTCTCTAGAACTTTCAGATCATGGGAGTTGGTCGTCTTAGATAGCTTTATCTGCAGATCCTTCTCCGTCTTTATAAGCGTCGATAGCCCCTCCTTAACATCTATAATCGATCTTCTCATCTCTCCCACTTCGTCGCCAAGCAGGAATTTATCTAGGCCAGTTGCCCTTATCTCACCTTCTTTGACACCTGATCGGCCCGGTTCCAGGAGGGCCATGTATTCAGAGGGATGGGCCTCAGACTTCTGGAGGCCGGCAACGGTTTCTCGAAGCTGACTGTAGTAGCCAGACTCATCTATCTCTCTTTCAACCCCCTTAGAAGGCACATTCTTCGCCTTGGGCGCTTTGGCTGGATCGGGTGGCGGTCTCTGTTCACTTAGGCCAGCCTCTCTTAGGGAGGACACCCTATCCTCAACCGCCCTGCCAGCAGCCTTGATAGGCGCCTTTACAACGGCTCCTCCTTCTAGAACCATCCCACCACCAGCTAGAGCTGATGCAACCTCAAAAGACTTCTTGACTACTTCTGGATCACTGGGCTGTCGACCAGTGGCCAGAAGGGTCCACATCTCACTAAATGCTTTGTAGGGACCGTGTAGGATTTCAGGCACTGCGGGGGTTGGATCGTGGAACCCTTTCTCAACCATCACAGGAGCCAAGAAGCCACGCTTCTCCGGGGTTGGCTCTGCCCACTTGCGGGTATCACCCCCTCCAATAGAAGCCATAGCTGCATCGACAGCATGCTTGGCTACCCGTTCAGTTTCCATCTCCGCTTGAGACTTACCATAGGTATAGTCAACGTCATCTGTTAACGTCGGCTTCGGAACGTCCCACCAGGGCCTAGCATCTGGATCAGGCACCCTTCTTTCCTCTCTGATACCTGGATGCGTCTACAGGCTGGGGTGCCTGACGTCTGGGGGGCGGAGCTATTCTGAAGGCTCCAGCGTCCTGATCTCCACCGCCGCCTCCTCCCGATCCTGCACTTATCTGATGGGTGCTGCCATGGCCAATCATCTGGCCTAGCTTGACAAAGGCCTCTCCGATTTTGTCCTTCTTCTGCTGGTTCTCCAACCTGGCCTCACGGCGAATAGCCATGTTTTCCATAAACCTAGTGTGTTCTGTCTGTTCCTTGGCTCTGGCCTCAGCTCTGGTCTCTCCACGAGCAGCACGCTGATCGCGCTCCTTCTCCATCGCGAGGCGATCTTTCTCTCGGCTCTCAGCGAAGTCCAGATGCCTCTGGCGCTGAGCCTCCTCTTTCGCCACATCAGCCTGTTCTGTCTCGAGGGTTGGTTCTTGTCGAGTAACGGGTTTTCCAAGGGTAGCTGGCTTACCCTGAGCTACATCTAGTCTCTTCTGAACCTCCGCCGCGACGTTATCTCTAATACCTTTAGGAAGCATTCCAGAAGCGCTGGCCATAGTTTCTAGATCACTCATAGATGCGAAACTGAAATTAGGCTGCCATTCAGCTCCTCCAACACGGGAGGCCATCTGTCGAGCGGAGCGCTCGGTGGCTCTAGCGGTAGCATCTGCTAGTGTCGACTCAAATTGAGCAACCGACTGGCTGTGTCCCAGAGTATTGAGATGTTGAGCTATAATTGCATTTGTCAGTCGGTTGCCAGGAATGCCTCTAGCGACAGCCATACTATAGGCCATATCCAGAATGGCCCCCTGCAGCTTGGCACTCTCTACAGCAGTGTGCTCTATTCCAGAGGCCCGATACAGAGCCTGTACCCTGCTTGCAGCGCTAACGGCCAGAGATTTCAATCCAGCCTCTCCAGGACCTGGGGTCTTGCTTAAATCAACGCCGGCAACCTGTGCAATGCCCTTAATTTGATCCATAGCCTGGTCGATAGTACGAGCAGTAGCACCTACGGCACCCAGAACCTCCGGCTTTCCAGCGAACAGTTGATGGACCCTGGCTGCATTGACAGCTACGTCAACGGTCCCAGCGGCGATCTGATCCATCTCCTTAGCCAGCTCTCGCTGTTCCTTGGCATCCTGAGGAACAGCAAAGCCCATCTTGGCTAGATCATCGTGTCTGACCGGCTTGCTATAGTCCAGGCCCAGCGATTTTAGGAGACCGGGCTCCACGATGCCATAGGGAGCAGGAGTCTCACCAACCGTCTTGAGACGGCGACGCTTTACCTCTTCGCCTGTAGCTGTGATGGGGGGCGGCTGGGTGACCGTGGGAGGGGTTACATCGGGAGGCATCGCTGATGGCGGCGTCTGTGTAGGAGGGGGCGCTGGGGCGGCGGGAGGAGGAGGCGGAGGAGCCGCCCCAGCTAATGGCGAGGCTGGACTTGGTGCGGCCGGCCCTGCCTGCGCCACTTTCAACAGTTCCATACCGGACATCTGTCCTGTTAGAACTGACTGTATCAGTTGCTTAATCTCGCCAGGCTTGGCATCTTTCAGCTTGGCAGCAAAGTTCCGACCGAGACCCTCTAGCGCCTCAGGGTCGAGGCCCATAAGCATCTTGCCAACGCTTCTAGAAGTCTCTCCTTTAGGATCAACTCCAGAAGTTCTAGACAGCTCATCATATAGGAATTGACGTGCCGGCTTAGGCACTCGTGGGTCCATCAGCTTGGACATCCGCTCAGCTAGAACAAGGTCCTGCTTCCTGCTCTCAATCTCAGCCTGGCGACGCTTGAACTCTTCCTGGTTCTGCTGATACTGCTGGGCTACATCAGCAGCTTGCGGCGACAGGGGAACCTGCTCTGGCGGTTGAGGCAGGCGAGCCTGCGGCTCCTGCGGCTGATAGCCACCACTGAAACCGCCACCTTCAAGAAATGGGTCCATTAGACCTTCTCATAGTCTACAACGTCATATCCACCACGGGATAGGACTGCCCAGGGCATTTTCTCTTCGACGTCACTTGATAGGACACCTATCATTCTCTCGCCGGTATCCTTTCGGGTATATTCGTAGATGGTTATACCTTCCATCGTCGCGCTGATGGGTATTAGATCGTCCTTCAGTTCGGGGTCGGAGAAGTAGGAAGCACCAATCTGACCTCCCGCTCCGATACCAGCACCAAGCAGTCGATAGAGACGATCTGAGCTAGAAGAGTTGGCCTGAGCCTGCATCTGCCTCTGTTGCAGGTAGGGAACCTGGGCCTGGCCATATCCTCTAGCAGCCTGTCCAAAGGCGCCTGCAAAGGACATAGGATCGCCTACTGCGGAGCCTCTTAGAACATCCTGAGAAGACCCCCTGCTAAACTGCTCTTGCTGTTCCCTGGTTATGCCTAATTGCTCCGAAAGGGTCAGCTGTCCTGTCCTAGCACCTTCCCTTAGGATCTCAGAGGAACGCATAAACTGACCCAACGTCTCGATAGCCGGCGAAGATGTTTCATAGCCAGGGCCAAACTGGCTCTGGAGCTTCTCTCTGAGTTGCTGCTCGCCGGTCTTAAGGCTCTCCTCAAGGGCTGGATCAAGCTCTAGTTCGCCACGCATAGCCTTGAGGCTGCGATCCAGATACATGCCCTCAAGCTCTTTGCGCTTGGCATCCTCTGGATTGTCTTTTTTCTTGATGCTTTTGATAGTACCATTCTCATTCATCTCGACATCGAAGCCCTCCTGTTCGGCCAGGAAGGGTAAGAGGATCTTCTGTTGATCCCTTTGTTCCTGAATAATCTGGGTTTGCTGCTGGAGCAGGCTGGCCTGAGCCTGCTGCAGTGCCATCTCAGCTGCACTTGGCTGAGGAACCGCGCTATCACCGCCGCCCATTAGTTGAGCCTCCTTATGAAGAACTTCTTAGTTCCCCTTACGGCATAGGGCTGATATTCGCTGTAGCGAGAGATCATCCTATCGAGGAAGGTCCCCTCCTCAACGTGGAAGATGAATGTTGAGATGCCCATTCCCCTAAGAGCCATCTCATACATCTCGACCATCTTGATAGCCGACTGTATCCTCTTCCTATCAGACTTCATTACCAGGGGACCAGCTACAATTATGCCCTTCTGTATATCAGTGCCAATCATTCCTACTATTTCATTTTCATCTATCAACAACATAGTAGGAAAACCAAGGGTCTGCTCTGGCACTCCCTCTCCTCGCATAAGGGCATGGGCCTCATGGAAGTCGGCAGGGGTCTCGGCTATTTTATAGCCTATAGTCATTTCTTCCTCTTGCCAGTTTTACAGATAGGATCTTCCCAACCCAGGCACTTGCACATATAGTCCACTTCATTACCTTGAATACGACGAGCCAGTGCCGGGGGAAGGTTCTTGATTGCATTGATATCTGCATTACTTAGAACCTGCCTGTCGTAGCGTTGGCAGAAGCTGTCAACGACAATGGAGGGAGGTGGGCTGCTCATGCCGAAACAGACGATGAAGCAGAATATCCCATCTCCACTCATGTCTTAGACATCCTGTCCCATAGGTCTGCTGCTTCTGTGTCCGATAGTCCCTTAACATGCTCTCGAAGGGCTTTACCTTCCTGTGTCTGTTCCAGCAGCTCCAGAGATGCCCTAGCGATAGCCCGGTCCTCGCCGGCCTGGATCATCTTGCGATCGTTCAAGTAGCTCATGATTGACATGAGCAGCTTAAGGCCGCCGAGGATGATAGATGCCCAGCTCACCGAATAGGGGCTCTTGGTGGCATAGCGGCTACCCTATCTTGCTCCTTCACGATGCCTTCCGGAGGTGCAGGACCTCCGACCATTCCCATCTCCGGCAACGGCTTGGGAGGTTCGGGTTGGGCCAAGATATTGGCAACTGCCGCTGCCTTGGCCGGCTCCATGACGGCGATGATCTTCTCTGGAGTTAGGGTCTTCTCCGGAGACATCATGGATAGGAGGAACCCTGCCACAGTAGCAACAATCCCCACTATAGTCTCGAGCTGAGCAGGATCGACTTTACCTCTAGCCACTAGTATCCCACCGACAAAGGTGATGACGTGCCTGACTAGGCCCAGGATTTGTTCCTTAGCAATTCCAAACATGGCTGTCCTCCTTGTGCAGCCGATACGATATCACGGCCGACCGTCGCCGGCCAGGCTACTTCGCTATCTTAAAAATTACAGCCAACACGGCAACTGCAAGACCTGCTATAGCAGCCACGTAGGCCCAGGCGTCGGTTCCTCCTTTCTTCAAGCCTTCAATCGTCGTAAGACGATCCTTGATGTCGCTGATTTTGTCATCAGTCCCCTTACCCATAGTTGTGATTAACATGCCTATCTGGTCGATCTGCTTGATGAAGGCAGCTTCAGACTTAGCGATGGCCTGGGAGTTGGACTCATTTTGCTTGCCAACAGCTTCCTTCTGCGCCTGAAGGGCCGCGTCGATGGCGACCTTGTTATCCTTTGAGGTTTGTTCAGTACGAACATCACGTTCTTTGAACTGAGTTTCGATGCTTATAAACTTCTCATTATGCAGCTCCTGCAGACGTCCTACCGCTGCCTCGATAGTTGTCTGAATATGTGCAGGGGCTCTGTCAGACTGAGCCTGAATAAGGTTTATAGCCTTATCCATACCGTCCAGACGAGCCTCTATAAGCTCTCGTATAGCCAGGATTTCCCTGGTCAACTGCTGAGTAGTGAGAACAGTAGGATCAGGAACTGGAACGAAGTTTTGCGCCGTTGCTGGCTGTGCTGGCTTTCCGCGAGTAGGCATTCCCAGTCTCCCGCCCTCTATACCCCAGGAGACTTTATCACGATTTTTACCCGTTGATAAACGCCTTTAGTTCCTCCTTCGTAAGTCCAATAGAGCGTAGTAAGGTGTCAAATTTCTCTTGTGGCGTTGGATCACGTTTGTTGGCTTGCGTCTCCTCATCTATAACTCTCTGCGCCAAATCCGCCTCAGTTATAGGCACAGCACGAGCTACGCCGTCCCACCCAACAACGCAACTCTGTCCGCCGCAGTCCATTGCTATTTCCTCCTACGAGAGGCCATAGACGGCATACTTGCCGCTGGCGATGTTACCGCTCGAAAACAGAAAGCGAATAGCATCCACGTCGCCCACAACCTCTTGTGTGCAACTACCTATAAGTTGGGCGTGCTGCGCAGCGGCGATATACCAGGTCGAATGCCATTTTGCCTTAGCGAAGTTTGCCGCGGCGGTTTGGTCGAAAAGCCAAATCTCTGCGTGAGCGCCACCCTCGGTTGCCACATTACTCACGCCATTGGTGCCCCCAATCGCCGAGGTAATCGCTGCTTGGGCTGCGCTCCCGCTAGAACTGTTTATCGAACCGCCGCCGTCGTTGATGCCCATGCCCGTATAGGCATACCCAGAGGCGATGTAGCTTGAACCTCCATCAGTGCTGAAGCGCATATACAAAATCGTGTCGTCCGTTACCGGCACGAAACTTTGTAGCACAAAGAGAAGCGCTCGGTAGCCGGTATAGCCTGTCAGTACGATATCGAGATTGCCGGCGGCGGATATGGAGCCGGATGCTAGTAGTATCAAGCCCGCTGAGCCACCCGCTGCGGCAGATAGATCAACCTCGCCACCACCACTCTCCCGTGTGAATAGGTGTGTGACGCCCGCTACATCCTTGGCAAACACTCGGAGCTTGTTAGCAGCTGGATTTGACGGTGAGGCTATTTCGTCAAACTCAGCATAGCTACTATGGGAAACTGTTGTAAAGCTGCCAGCGAGTGGTGTTACTGCACCTATGATAACATTATTAATCTGATTACCGCCGCCAGAAATAGTGCCGGCAAGAGTAAATGCTGGCACAGTCCAGACGCCTGACGTCGACCAGACTCCCTTGGCAACCGAGGCATTGAGTGTTTTGTTGGTTAGCTCCTCCAAGCCAGCCAGGGTAGCGAGTGTGCCTGAAACTGGCAGTGTAACGCTTGTTACGGCGGTGACAGTTAATGAAGTTGAAAAGCTTCCAATGATGGCAAGCGTGCTAGCATTATTATTAGAAACCCCTGTACCACCTGCATCTGGCTCTAGTACTCCAGTTGTACCAGCGTTTATAGGCAGCCCTACACAATTTACTAGGTTACCAGATGCCGGTGTGCCTAGTAATGGAGTGACAAGAGAGGGAGAAGTGGCCATAGCGACAACACTGCCAGTACCACTGATAGTGTACTCTCCAAGAAATCCAGTGTTGTTATAGAGAATACGAGCAGCCACTCCACCTGTAATTGGAGTTGTACCAATTGAAAGGGCACCACCAATAGTGGCTGCTTCCTGATAGTTGTGACAGCGCCAATTGCCTGCGGCGTCCGATATGAAGATTGCACAGTCGCCAGCCGCTGCAATTTTATTTGCAGCACCTGGCAGGATTAGCGATACTGCATTATGATTGATCTGTGGGGTTGAGTTAAAGAACACAAACCTTCTGGAATTGGCGACTGTTCCGAAGGAGGTAATAGGTCCTACAGCTCCAGTAATTCGTACTATAGATGTTGGTGCTGCTCCAATATCGCAAGTTGCAGCGGCAGCAATATCTGTTGTAACGAACGATCCTATTCCGCCAATAGCGGCCAGCTCTACGTTAAGAGCATTATCATTGCTATCATGATTGACATGATCAAAGTTGTAGATAGCAGCTGTCAGAACAGTGCCGATAGCCCTAGTCGTATGTGGGACAATAGTTGCCACAAGTTAGCCCCTCCACTTCGCGTGGAGTATCATGTCATCCTCACCGCCATTCCACTGAGCGGTGCCGCCTGCTGTTGGAGCAGCCTCGAGAGCAGTTGCAAGATGGATACCGAGGGTAGGCTCCTGGATGTGTTCAGCCGTGACAGTTTGATAGACACTGGCAGCCGCAGCGGCTGCGGTGGACGTTCCACCTGTACCCCGTCGGCCAGTTATAGCTGCTACAGAGTTCCAGCCAATACCATTGACTACGTTTATGTCAGACGCTGCATTTACCGTAATCAGAAGTCTCTGTGCAAGTCCGAGATGATAAAACTCCTCGGCAAGTCCCGATAGTACTGTTAGACTATTAGCAGCAAGATTGTTTGATGCTCGTAGGCCACCCTGGTAGTTCCATGTTGCTGTAGAGTCGCCCGCCTTTAGATACAGAGGCTGCCGGTTATAGGCATTCCAGACGCACCACTTGCGGTTCTGGCCCCAGCTGCGGTGACAGGTAACAGTGCCAACTGCGTCAATCAGGATTGTACCAAGATATGTAGCCAGCCCCGCACCTACTGCAAAAGTGCCGGCTCCATTCCTTGTAGTCATAGAGACAGCATTGACCCATAGGCCATTGGTACGAACTAGCTCAGTTGTACCAGCCCCAGCTCCCCTAGAGCTGGTCCCTGCGCCTGAGTTCGCCCAGGCTGGTCCAGTTCCTATGGTGACCACCCCTGCAATATCCCACAGAAACACATCGTAGAGAGTCGCTGCTGCGTGATTGGGGTTGTTCAGGGCCAGCGTAAAGGGAGCGAAAGTCCTCATTGCTATGACGCCATTCTGGATAATCGGAACCAGATTACCCACTAATGGCTCGTAGAATAGGGAAGTCTGAGCAGATGCGTCGGCCACTATCACTGGAACGCCAGTGGTTGGCGTCAGGTAGCCCTGGGGGGCATATCTATTCTTGATATTAGAAGCATATCTGAGCTGCTCTATGTTGTTGAGGAACAGGGATACCTCAGTAACGTCGTTGGCTGTTCCTCCTTTGACCTTCCACTCAGCCTTTGCACCAGCTCCTGATCCCTCTTCGAGAGACAGAACTGTCCTGTCGACAGCGTCGTTCTCCGTTCGACGGAGGGTCAGCGGCGTGCCGCCAGCCGTCGCTATCGTGCCAGGGACAGTACCACCTAAGGCCTGCTGCAGGCTGCTCTGGGGAGCTTCGTACCACTGTGTTTTGCCGGTGATCCTAGCTATACAGAACCTAAGCCTCTCCAACTCACCTGCCAGATTGGGTGATAGAGACTCCGTTCCAACTCCACCAGGATCAACCTTAGTTTGGTACTGCCCAACGCTATCAGCATAGCCGCCAGTCATAGCGGGGTTCTGATTAGTAATATGATTAATGTGATCGGCATTATAGATAGCCGCAGTCAGCACCGTTCCAGTGCCTCGCGTGGTATGGCTATAGAGGCCGACTGACATCTCTTAAGGTCCGTCTGTTATGGCGAACACACAGAGAGCTATGATCGCTGCTATGATTATTAGTACGATCAGTAGTCCTAGCCAGCTCACGCTAAACCTCCTCCGTCCGATCTAACAGCAACCACCCTGCGAGGAACCCGTGTCTTACATATCCCAGCATGAGAGCCGCCCCCTTCCAGATCCATCTCCATATCAGCCAGATGCAACTCATACATCTGATCTGACGTCAGACTTTCACCCAGACAATCCCTGCATCCGCTGGTAACGTGGGCAGAACCATCCCAGAACTCCATCTTTAGTTCAACATAGTTGTGAAAGCGCCGAAACTGAAGGATGCGCTCCTCGATCCAGACACCATTCTCGAAGCGTCTTCCTTTGACCTTCTCAGTCATACCACCAATGGCAGTTCCACACATCTTACAGAACAACTCTTCCAGCTCGCCATTAGGACCAAAGCGGACGAACTTAGACCTCTTCACATGGTCGTATTTAGCCATCTCTAATCCTCTCATCCATCGGCGTGAAGCTCAGATGGAACTCTGATATACTTACGTCCTGATCAAGACCTCCATTGAGAGCAGATAGCTTGATACGTCGTCCACTGCCGGTTAGTCTTTGTCTCGAAGAGGCAACAACGTCGCTTCCAAGGACATCTGTATCTAAGATGAAGGCGCCTAACACAGCCCCTCCTCCACCCATGCTAAACTGGAGGGTATCCGTCAAGATATCATCCCAGAAGACGTTAACTGTCAAGTCCCAGTCGCCCCGAGGCTCAGATGCCAACTCGAGAAACTGGCCCGCTTTCATTCTGGTGGCCAGGGCTTCATCTATAAAAGAGAGGTCTGTATTGGCCGTCTCGAAATTGATCTGATAAGCCACTCCATCTTTATTTCTGGAAGTATCATCTAGGCGCCATATAAAGCCAGAGGCATCTCCTATGGTTGGCCTTGGTATCAGGGCTGCATCAGGCTTCATCCACAGCGATACACAGACGTCTCTGCGGGACATGAAGAAGCGAGGCGGGGCTGCTCCTTGTTGACTGGGCTGCTGCTCAAAACCGATGATAAGACGTAGGTTATTATCAGTAGCGCCAGTGCGAGGGAGAGTAAACCACGCTTGCTTTTTGGCAGCATACCATGCCCCCACTATGCGGCGGATGACCGTTCTGTTGATCTCAGTGCGAATAAAGGGTTCCAAGGTAGCGACCTTACTAAGATCGCTTGTATTAACATCTCCAAATTCCTGGGTTGCACTCAATAGATGAATATTGCCTACATGGTCCATATAGAGAACATCATTCTCGATCTGGACTATGGTATGTTGGTTTAGGGTGCCTACCGCCCTGGTCATCCTAGCCACAATCCAGTTGGCTGGGGTTAGGTCGGCAGTGTTGATTATGTAGATACCAAAAGGGTACTTAAAGAGGACCAAAGCGCCTCTGAAGGATAAGCCTCCTACCAGACGCTCTCCCTCACCAGGATAGATCGCTATTGTTCCACTGCCAGCTCCGGTAAAGTTTCCGTGATCGGTGACAGTGCTATAGTAGATGCGATGGGGGTCGCTGGCGTTGCCCCCTGCAAACACCCTGGCACCGTGTTGGACCCCAAAGGTGGGAAAGGCCCCGGCCGTCCAGTCGGCTGCTGGAGCGCCAATAGGGGCCATTGTGCCTGCAGCGGCCAAGGCAACATGCACCTGGTTAGGGCCGCTAAACATAAACAGCTTACGAACGCCTCCAACTGCTTCCCCACCTGCAGGCATGAAGTAAGGGGGAGGCTCCCTTACATTGGTCAGGCCCGCTACCATAGTAGTGGGAAAGGTGCCCGCTCCAGTATCCTGTCGGACAGTGCCATCGCTTAGAAAGACAACATCATGCCTGACCCCAGAAACAGGGTCCCAGTTGATACCGCTGACAATGACGGAGCCAGCACCAAGGGCGGCAGCATTAATCTTCTGGGCACCACCCTCCTTACGGATGATGCCTCCATCAAGTTCAGCGCCGTCGACTAGGGTAAGATGGCCTGGGCCGGCCTGGCTGGGGTTCTTAGTACCTGTAAAGCCCTGACTGCCAACGGGCAGCCTTGCTGTTACGCCCCGGTAGGCCATCGATCATCCTATGATGAGCCCCGACTCAGTACGGAGCGGACCTTTGCTTTGACTGTTCTGACGAGGGGCGATGTGGCCAGCCAGATAGTCCATCTTGACGTTCCGGCGCCGGTTTTCTTTGAGCATTGCAGCCAGTCCAGTCCTTGCACCAAGCGCTGCAGCATTGCTGCGATCATCATTCTTGTCGAGTAGGACATATACCAGGGCCATGTCTGAGAGGACGTGCATCCACTGTGTTGGAACCAGTGGGATGGAGCCAATACTGTCTGTCAGGTCTATGACAAAGGGTCTGAAGCGATACTCAACACGCATATGCTTCCCGTCGTTCTTCCCTCCGTGGGAGAACCTTACTGTCCGTTCGTCCTCGAGGGCGAAGGCCTGAGGGATACCAGGTCGCAACCTAACCAGGGGAAACAGCTCGTCCATGCGCTCAGGAGGGACACCATAGATACGATCTGGCATCTGGAAGGCTACGATTGGGCTCATCAGGACCTGGACAGACGAGGATAGAGCGTATTCGATCTTCATACTGTCAAAGGAGGCAAGGGCGTTGGTCTCACCTGTATAGTTGCCATCCAGGGTCGCCGGTCCAGCTCCTCCAGTGTGGGCAGCTATCACGAATACATCAGGAGGAGCCGTCCCGGACTTGATACGCAGGCGCCTTCCTGCCTGCGAGTCGGCGGGAGCTGGAGTGAAGGTAATTGCAGCTGATCCTTGGACCACTGCAACAGTGCCTACTGAGTAGACCGGCTCGAGAAGAAGCGTCGCATCCTGACGCATCCACCACCAATCTTCGACGTACTCAGGAAGGAATTCGGAAGCCCCAGTGGATAGGGTACGGTAGACCCTATTGATGTAATCCATAACCTTGCTGTCCCAGCCCGAAGAGCCGTTTATCGGCTCAGAAGCTCGGAACAGTACATCTTCCTTGAGTTCTCTGGCATTGGCTAGGGGCACTTTATACCGCTACTATAGTGATCTTCAAGGCTGTTGTTCCATCTCCAGCACTTATCCTAGGCCGGATGAAGCGGGTATTCTGTAGGATGTCATGGATTACAGCTGTTGTGATTGTAGCTAGAGCTGTTCCAAGACTGTTCATTAGAGTGGCCCAGGTAGTTCCGTCGTTGGAGCCCTCTATGATACAGTTGCCGCCTGCTCCAAAGGTGCCACTAACTTGCACAGATCGGGTGGCAGCTTCGACAGGAATAGATGCAGGGAGGCCTGCCTCGGCGTTAGCCAGGGCAGCCCACTCGGCAACCCAGACGCCTGCTGCTGGAAGTGTTGTGACTAAACCGACTGCCACTTATTTCTCCAGGCCACACTCTCGCTTTGCAGTGGGGCTCATCTTGGCGACTTCGTCGTCTACCCAGTCGGGCAGCTCTTTGATAAGCTCGCCGCCTTCACTGTAGTACTTGCCGCCCTGGATGAAGAGAGGTGGACCATCCACATGGTTGATCCGCACATAGGGCTGATAGCGGCCGATCTTACCCTCGGCGTCTCCCCTCTTGGGGATATGGGTTTTGAGGGAGAAGGCCATTAGGCAGCGATCATGCGAGTGTTGTTACCTGGGGTATCCCAGCTGTGTTCGGCGAAGACGCCTACAGAAGCATTTCCTACAGTGCCGCCTCCATCAGTGGACACGATTATCTCTCCACCAGGGGTGCACTTGGTTGGCTCCACTGCTACTTTCTCGTAGTAGCAATTGCCTACAGCAGCGTTGATAGGGATAGTTAGAGTACCCAGTACAATCTCGCCAGAAGCACTTCCCGGAGTTGGCCTAAACTTATAGGTTAAGATTGTTGGAGCCACCGTATTAGCTACAGTAATGACCGCCCATACTGCTCTAACTAGGACTGGCTGATATCCAGGGAACCATCGAGCCGCAGGTATTGGATCGGCGAGAGTCTCGATCGCTGCATTCATAGCGATCATAATATCCATCTTCTGATGGTCGTACATGGCAGTTCCTCTTAGATAGCCCAGAAGTTGTCGATACCGTTTCCTAGTTCGATTATTCCAGACTCGTGCACCATTCCTAAGGCGTTACCGTTGCCTGCAGTTATTCCCAAGATGTCCCCGTTCCGAAGAGGAGATGCTGTAGGGGGATTTGGAAGATAACTTCCAGAGTTTACAACGCTTAGGTTGTCCGCAGTAGAATATGCCCATAGATGTATCTGGCCGACCCCTGCGATGGTGGTCCTACTGATAAGCGTCAGATTTGCAGGGTTAAAGGCCATCTACATTCCTATTAGGTGCTGGAGACGTGGACGATCCTGGCCTCGCCAGGGTTGCCAGTGTCCCAGATGATATCGAACTCCAGGATGCCGTACCAGGCAACTGCCTTGGAGCGGCCAAAGTCGCCAGGGATGGCCGCCCTTAGCTCAGGGGTCATAGCCTCTGCCAGAGCGATGCCATCCTCGCCGAAGATAACACCCTCTCCGAGGACGGAGCTGGTGCCGATCTTGCCCAACGCCCTCGCATGGTTGGTCTCGATAAAGCGGATGCCCTCGATCCGGCCCACTTCGCCGTTGTACTTAGCTTGGGCATCCTGATACTTGTGCCACTCTTCCCACTTAGCATCCCGCTTGATGCCCCTTAGACCGAGTGTGCGGAAGATACCAAGGTAGTCGTCGCCTTCCAGGGGTGGAACCTGAATAGTGTCGAACATATAGTCCCTGATTTCCTCGACATGGAAGACGTTCATGTTGGCAGTTGCGGCTGCACCAGGCGTTCCGTTGGTAGTGATGTTGTTGGTAGCCGCTCCCGTAGGCACGTACTTGACGCTTGCCTTCTTGAAGGCCACCGCTGCCTTGGTGTCCAGCACCAGGCGCATCTGGTCCCGCAGCTTCCGCTGGATTGGGTTTTCAGTGTCGAAGTGGGAGAGGTCCTGGGAGAGGCTGGTGAAGGGGACAGCCCGGCCGATCTCCTTGACGGTGATCACTTTGGTCGAGAGGTTGAACTCGTCCTCAGGGATGCGAGTGGTTTCCTCGAGGTCGGCCGATACTGGCTCGGTAATGTTCTGGACCCTGGTCAGGGTGACAGACTCACCCTTGTTCCGTCCATACCCATCGACCGTCCTAACATGGTCTACAAAGACCGAGTTCTCGACGGCAGCCTCATACAACTTCTGAGCCAGGGTATGGTTCTTGTAGGTGCCTGTGGGGGCATCAAAGGTCCAGGTAAACTGTGGCATTTAGCTCTCCCATCAAGCAGCAGAGGCACGCTTGCGCCTTCTGGCTCTGATGACGTCTCCAAGACTGGTCACCTCTGCGCCAATAGCAGGGGCTCGTCTTTCAGATGGAGGACTATTTCCCTCCACAACGGCCTTCTTGCCATTTCGCTTCGTCCCGCCCGAGTATCGTATAATTCGCTCCCGCGTCAAGTCGGCTAGCTTTTTCATAGCGTCGTCAACGGGGATATTGGCCAGGCTGGGCAGGTTGCTGTTCAAGGTCAGCTCCACAAGGTCCTTATCGTCCTTGAGGTCCTTGTGTTTCTCGTAGAAACCCTCCCAAAAGCGTTTCTGACCCTGGTCCCGCTCATACTGACCGCGAAGCTGAGTAGTTGCCTGCTCTACGGCATCTCTTTGGATCTGTTCAACTGCCTTATCAGGATCAGTGAAGATCAGATCTTTATAGCTGGTCTTGGGCTTTTCTTCCTTCGGTTCCTTGGGAGTGACAGGAGGAATGGTTCGCCTCAGGTCAGCCATCTCCTTAGCATGATCGGACTTCATCTGGTCGATCTGCTTTTGCATAGTGGCGACCGGATCGTCTTCAGGCTCTTCCTCAGGTTCCTCTTCCTCCGGCGGTTCCTCTTCAGGACGAGGCTCTGGCGGATCGACATTCATCTGATCGCCATCCTCCGGAAAACCGCCCTGATCTGATTTCTTAGGTCTCCTGGCCATCACCAAGCTCCTTCTCTGCCGCTATATCGCCCTGCCGCTGGGCTCCTTCCAGATCGGCTATCAAGTTGAGCATCGCTGTAATCTCAGCGACCTTGCCCAACAGCATGTCATGATTAACCTGTCCGCCTCGATACATACCCGCCAACTGCTGAACGTAGGTGGTTATTCTGCCGTTGATGAGAGGAACAACAATGGAAGATACAAGAGCAGCATCTCTGCCTGCATCCATAGCGTCGAAGCGTCGAAGCCGTCTGTCCTGTTCCTTGCGATCAACCATACTGCTGATCCCCACTGACCTTTATGCCGCTAGGCAGCCAGAGCTTGGAACGGCCCTTACGCATGGCCTCCAACTCATGATTGCGTTCTAGCAGCAGGGCATTGACTTCCAGCAGAGTCCAGAAGGCCTTCTCCAAGAGGGCCTGACGGCTGGCCAGATTGTCTCTGGGCACCCTATTGCGGTTGTTGTAGAACCAGACTGTCAGGTCAGCCATGCGCTGCTCCAGAACCCTGTTGCCAGAGGCCTGGGCGTTGTGCATCAGCTCCTTGATAAGGGTTTCTTCGGAATTGCCATTCTTCACTTGTAGTGCTTTCCCCTATTGCGACTCTGGGGCCAGCTCGTCGGGCTCTGTTCCTTGGTCAGAAGGCCAGCAGGACCGCTGATCTTGTTCTTGGCATTGGGGCCAAGGTCTTTGCCGTCGTTGGTGGCTTTGGGGCCGCTCTTGCTGCCGATGGTCCTTCCTTTGTGATTGACCATCCTATTTTCAGATGCTGACATGCCGCCTCCTGGGCTTCCGATTTGGATTGTAGGCATATGGCCATCATGGTTGGCCATGCCTGACGATTTGGCCATCAGTATGACCTCCTCTTCTTAGGCTTCTTCTTAGCCTTCTTTCGCTTTGGTTTGGCTAGGATAGGCATAACCGTTCCTTTATCTTCGAGGATATGATGCTCCCTAAGCCAGCGAACGATCCTGGCTGTGAAAGTCTCGTCCCCTATCAGGACCACGGCGACAGGTTTACGCATTGGGAGGTAATCCTGATTTAGGGTTGGTCAGCTGATTGACTTCGGCAGGAACCTGACTACCCCCGCCCAGAGGAGGGCCGCCCTTAGCAGCAGCACCCGGGGCTGACTGGCCTGCCGCCTGGCCCCCTCCGGGCGGGTTCAGCATATTGGCCGCCTCTTGAGTACGTTGCATTTCTTCAGCAGCTTGCTTCAACTCGTCTTGGCTCTTCTCTAGATCGTCCGGATTAAGGTTCAGCCTGTTCATGATGAACCGTAGGGCCTTCTCGGGCGAGAACCGCTGCATGAAGGCTTGGAAGAGCATTGGGTTCATCTGAACAGCTTGCATCATAGACATCATCTTCTGGAAGTCCAGAGCCTTAGCCATTGTGCCTGACAGACCAAAGACCCGGAACTTTGACTTGCCGGCGAACATGGCAAACCGTTCTTCCGGGCTGGCTCTCATTAACAGCAACGCCACGGAGCGGTCAACAACGCTTTGCATGGCGTCCTCGGGCAGATCATCTGCATTTTGCAGGATAGTCAGCCAGGCCTTATACAAGAGGACTTGGATGAAGCTATTTTCGATATCAGCCGTCAAGCCATCAAGAGTGACCGCCTGAGATTGGGATGCCTCCACTACTTCGGTGGCACGGACCTGCTTCGGAGGAAGGGAGCCCAGTTTCAGTTCGTTGGTTAGAGCGGCCTGGGTGAACTCTCTATCCAACGCAGAGAAGACAGCCATGGCATCTTGAGGAACGTTGCCAGTGCTAACATTCTTCATAACGTCTGCGTTGTGGGGAAGAGTCTGCTTGACGGCGAGGGTCATGCCTTGGCGTACTCCGCCAGCAACTTGATTTGGATCTTCCAAATCTTCGATGCGCAGCTGCTTGATACCCCAAACAGCTGCAAGTCCGCCGTCAAGCATTAGGTTGAACATCTCGTTGAGGGCGAGGTTCAGACTGCTGGCATCATCATATAGAGCTTTGTGCCAGACTGAAAACGGTACTCGAACCAGGGGCACCGCTATAAAGGGGCTCTCCTGATGCCAGAACGGGTTGAATTCTGGAGGGCGGATCAGATACTTATCATTGGCGACAGTACAGACACAGTTACGGTGAGCAACAGTGCCATCGTCATTGAGGAGGGTCCCCCAGAACTCATCCAGGACGACCCTCTTCCTAAAAGCAGGAGTTGTCGTCTCTGGCTGGTTGCGGGCACTATCGCTGCGCTCTTCATCTTCCGGCCGTTTATAATCAGTGTCAATCAGTTCCTTTACAACCGCAGTATCGTAGACGCCTGCTTCTGCAGCATCTAGTATTTCGTGGAGATCCCTTTCAACACGGTGTATCTCGTAGAGACCGTTGCCAGTGGGGTCGGGATAGTAATCTTCAGGTCGAACTAGATCAATACGGAGCTTCCACTCCATATTCTCTTCCATCTGAAGATCATGGGACTGTTCAGGTTGGCCCCCCTCCTCGGGAACCATCATGTCTCCTTTCTTATATGCGTACCGGCGCACGGGAACCATGCCTCCATGCACCTTGACGATCATAAGGCTCTCTAGGAGGCCCATCTTAACCGCATCGGCGATAACGAGTGGTATAGAGGTGGCATTATTGTTACCTGTCCAGAGATCGTTGAGAAAGCAGTTCAGTACCGATCTAATCTGCTGCCCCGAAACTACCTGGGATATGGTCTGATCTAGATCAACCGAATACCAGTCTCCGAACTTCATCAAGCCACGCTTGATAAAGGCGGTCATCTGCTCTACGGAGGTCGAAACCTTAGGTAGAAATTCAGATGATTGACCCTCCTGCTTATGGGACCAGTCCTGCCTGCCGAAGTAGGCGTCCCGGTTGATGCGGTTTTGGGCCAGGCGCTGCCGCTTCCCCTCTTCAGCCTCGTTGAAGCAGGCTCTAACTGCCTGGATGACGGAGAGGCCCTCCTCTTCGCCAACTGGCTCGTCGGCTCCAGGCTGCTTACCCTTAACTGCGGGCTCTGCCATATCGGGGTCCTGGGATTTTGTACTTCTTCATTCTAGTGGTCGTATCATACACGCATCGGACATGGACCCCAAGGCGGTTTTCAGTATCGGAGTTCATGGGTATTTGGCACACTTTGCAGCGCTTCCTCGGCGTTAGGACTTTGCCATATCTACGCTGAATAATCTCATCGTCGTCCAAAGGCATAGCCAGGAGCCCCTATTCTGATGTCAGATCGGATATGCTGGCTTGGCGGACGCACTGGCTCTTCAAAAGAAAGCCAATATCCAAGGGCATCTGAGGTGTGGGTACGTCGAAAATAGGGGTCTTTCTTGTTTCTAGTCTTAAAAATGCCCCCTTTTTGGTCCCGAAGCACCCCTTCGAGGTCGCCTATCAATTCGGTGCAAGAAGGGTCAATCTGAAGGCGAATTAGGCCCTTTTCATCCTTGCAGAGGCGATTTACTGCATTTACACGATCAGGAATACGAGGATTATCCGGAGGAACCTTCATTTTTAGGGGGAGATTAAAGTTCCGCATCTCCTGCATAACCACGAAATAGTCGGATTTCCCAGTCTGCCCTGTGCGACGCTCGCCAGAAGCGTCCCCGTAGAGCCAGATTTCAGCTTCATGGCTCGGAAAGTGGTGCCTGAACATTTCGCACATCTCAGGAATGCTTCCTTCGTCGAGGATAAGCTCTCGGAGAACCCTATAGACACTTCCATCCACCTGTCCGACGAGGCTAACCATAGGCTCGACGTTAAAGTCCCAGGTCCAACACAGCGGACGCCTGATTGCAATTTCAGGCTGTTCTCTAACATGGAGACCACGTTCAAACGACCCGTAGGCACGAGCACCTCCAATGCCAGGAAGCCACTCACCTTCAAGTCGGATACGTCTGGATAGACTCCCGAGGGGGTAGATAGCCTCAAGTCGTGTGATCTCATCACGAGATATTCCTGGGTTATCATAGATGGACGCTCCAAAGACATTTGCATGCTTGAGGGTGCCGTCTTTGAACGGCTGGATTATCTTGGAGAACACCCAGGAGGTTGTTGTCGAGATGCCTCCGGTGGGAGGAT